CGGAGCCGGAGCCGGAGCCGTAGCCGTCGCCGTCGCCGTAGCCGGAGCCGTCGCCGGAGCCGGAGCCGGAGCCGTCGCCGGAGCCGGAGCCGTCGCCGGAGCCGGAGCCGGAGCCGTAGCCGTAGCCGGAGCCGGAGCCGTCGCCCTTCCCCGACGGCATCTACTTGCTCCAGACGGCCGCGCTGAGATTCCTCTCGGCGTCCGCGGTCGCGGTGATAACCTCGATGGACTCGGTCAGCGTGATCGACTCGACGGGCTCGCTGATCTTGCTGCCGACACCCACGCCGTGCAGCGCGATCTCGTGCAGGGTGTTGGCGCCCTTCCAGAACCAGATGCGGCGCGCGTCCTCGAGTACGACCTCCTTGCCGTCACGGCTCACGAGGGTGCCGGCGTGGACGCCGGCGGAGTAGGTGCGGACGATGACGTACTGCTTCGCGGTCTTCTTCATGTCGATGTCCTTTCGTGCGGTCCCCCTGCTCGCTGCGCGAAGGCGCCGCCCTGGCGCCGGGCCCGTGAGGGGGGGATTCACGAACCCAGCGCGCAGGGACGGCGTGCAGCTAGAAGCCGATCTCCGAGTCGTCGTGCGGCGGCGCCCCGTCGTCCTCCGGCTCGGACGGGTAGGCGCTCTCGCCGTTGCCGCCGTTGGGTGCCGGCGCGCCCTGGCGCTGCAGCACCGCCGGGTCCTCCGGGGGCAGCGCCGGCTTGGCCTTGGCGAAGCCCTTCATGCGCGCGGCGAACTTCCGCCTGGCCGCGTCGTCCATGGGCGCCTTGAGCTTCACGCCCAGGCCGCCGAGGCGGTTGACCCACTGGATCTTGGCGCGGACCTGGCCCTGGTACTCCTCGTGCTCAACGACGATCGAGACGCGCCGCGAGCCGAGCTCCTCGAGCTTCGTGATGTCGTCGCCCTGCCAGCCGAGCAGGCGCAGCGACTCGACGGTGCGCTCGGTGGTCTTGTCGGTGAAGAAGCCGAACCAGGTCATGCAGCGCCCGGCCTCGGGCCCTTCGAGGATCTCGACCTCGACGGCGACCTGCTCCGTGCCGCCGGTGGACGTGCCGAAGTCGAAGGAGCCGGTCGCCTTCGCGGTGTAGTTGCCAGCCGGGATCATGAGGCCACCTCCGTCGTGGTCGGCGCGGACGCGGCGGCGCCCAGCTCGCGCAGCTTCGCGTGCAGCCGGTCGAGGATGCGGGCGAGCTGCGGGGTGTCGTCCTTGGCCTTCGCGACGGTGGTGCGCACCGTGGTGACCAGGGCCTGGTCGGTGATCTGCCCGAGGGCCTGCTCGATCTGGTTGCGCAGGTGGTCGGGCTGGCCGACCTGCCCCGCCTCGATGGCCGCCCAGAACTCCTTCGCGTCGAGGGCGAGCTCGGCCGGGATGGCGTAGCGCGACTTGGCGTCGAAGGCCGCGTTCCACTGCGTGTGCATCATGCGGGCACCGGTGCCGGTCTGCTTCCCGCTCTGGGCGTCCTTGACCGTCTCGTACATCCCGAACGCGACGATGTCGCACCAGCCCTTGATCAGGCCGGCGGCCTTCTCGTGCACCTTCGCGACGTAGCGGTCGAAGTCCTCACCCGCCGGGTTCTTGAAGGTCTTGACGATGGAGTGGCCGAGCAGAATGACGTTCACGCGCCGCGCGAGCTGCACGCGCTCGAGCGCCGCGAGCAGGATCTGCCACGACTCGAGCGCCACGGTGTAGCCCTTGCCCCAGCCGAAGCTCTCGATCGAGCCGGTCAGGCCCTCCTTGCTGCGCGGCTTGTGCAGCCCGATGAGGTGCGCCCAGCAGAGCTGCTCGGCGACGTCGATGGTGTCGAGCACCAGCGACTGGTAGCCATCGAGGATCGGGTCCGTCTCCAGGTCGCGGACGGTCTCGAGCAGCACGGGCCACGTCCAGGTCGTACCGTCGAGCAGTCGCGCCACCGCCAGGCGGCTCGTGCCGCGCTCCACGTCGAGGAACAGCGGCGCGGGGGACTCGGCGGCGAACGTTGACTTGCCGAGGCCCTCGGGGGCGTAGAGCATCACGCGCGCCGGCGACGCCTTGACGCCGCTGGTGACGCTGAGCTTGCGCTTCACGGGCGGCGGAACTGCGGTGCTGCCGTTACGGGGTGCTGGTGCTGTCTGAGCCATGGTCGTTCTCCTCTCTCGAGAGTGGTGGAGCCGAAAGCTCCGGGTGGGACTGCCTGAGCCGCTCTCTGTCAGCGCGTGCGCGTGCCAGCGAGCGTCGATTGCTAACCTGCTGGCTGGCCGTTGCCCACCTGCAGTTCGTCGGCTCGTAGTTGCCGTCGTTGTCGATCCGGTCGATGGAGGTCCGCGGAGGGCGAGGACCCATGTCCTCGAGGAATGCCTCGAAGGCCCTCCATCGCTCGCAGACGGAGATGCCGCGGGCCCGATAGTCGATGTCCCTCTGTCCGCCCGCGGGTCCGGAGCCGCGAACGCGCGCCCACATCGAGGACCACGACTGGTACTCGGGTGAGCGCTTGCCGACGCGGTCGTGTCCGTGCGTCGCGGCAGTCCGCGACATGAACTCGCTGCGATAGCAGCCGCAGGAGGTCGTGTTTCCGGATTTCAGGTTGCCCCCCAGCACGACGAGCTGACGTCCGCAGTCGCACTGGCACTTCCACTCGGACGCGCGCGCTGCGCTGCGCCCATTCAGCGCCAGCACGACCAGCTTCCCGAAGCGCAGCCCGACCAGGCTCCGCACATCTCCTCTACGCGGCATCGCTCGCCGCCGTGGTCTGCGTCAGCTCGGGATGGACGACGTCGCTCTGCTGGTACAGCGTCGTGTCACTGAGGTCGGTGTCCCCGGTGCAATAGGGGAAGAACTCACAAAGCCGACCGAACCTCAAGCAGGCATCAGGGTTGCGGGGCCAGCGCTGCGCGATCTCGGCCTCGCGGATGAGTCTCCCCAGCGACCACGCGTCGAAGAGGTAGTCCCGCATCTCGTCTTCGAGCCGGACCACCTCGGAGCGCTGGTAGTAGGCGTCCGGGTTCTCGGCGATGTGTTCGCGCAGACGCGCACCGTACTCGGAGGGCGTCTCGTCGTTCATGCGCTGGTTTGCGTAGAGGTCGCCGGTCTTGGTGAACTTACGGGACTCGACCGGGGTTGCCTTGAGCGGTCGAATGGTCGGCTTGTGCACCACGTCGTAGAGGCAGCCCGCCACGTCGAAGCCAAGTGAGCCGGCGCCGCTGTAGTACGCGGCGATCTGACCATCGAGCCTCAAGCGGCGCCAATACTCGGAGCCGGGGCTGATGTCCTCGCTCGAGGTCTTGTGCTCGCCGATGAGACAGCGCCCAGACTGGTCCGCGATGACGAGGTCGATCTTTCCGCCGAGCTCCCAGGTACGGGACGCGGCGCCGGTCTCTGGGTTGAGCATCGGCGCGCGGAACTCTCGCTCAACGGCGAGGGTTGTGTACTCCTCGTCGCCCCAGCGCGCGGTGTAGCCGCGGAGCAGCTCCTCGACGCGCACCTGGTCGAACTGGTCGACGTCGCCCGTCTCGGCCGCCTTGGCGAGCAGGGCGAGGGCCGCCTCGAGGCGAGCCTCCGAGCCCGGGCCGGCGCTCCACCAGCCCTCTTGCGTGGCGTGCCAGAGCGTGCCAAAGCGCAGCGCAGCCGACTCGTGCACGGACTGGTAGCCGAGCTCGTAGCGGAGCTGGTGGAGACGCAGGCACGCACGCGCGGCCTTGGCGCGGCTGTTGGTGAGGAGCTGCATCAGGCGACCTCCGAAGGTTGGTTGAACAGATCGCGCTGCCCGCGTGTGCGCTCGGCGTGCCCGCGGCGCTCGGCAAGCGGCGTCGATCCGAGGATCGAGACAGTCGGCACGCCGAGACCCCAGGCCATCCAGGCGTACTCGGTGGCGTCCCCTCCCTCGCCGACGAACGACGGCCGATCCGGCAGCACGAACACCGACGGCGTGTGCGCGCGGATCCAAGCGACGCGCTTGTCGGACGCCAGCCAGTTGAGCCGGAGCAGCATGACCACGATGGGCGCGAACTTGAGAGCGTGCTGCACGATCTGCAGGGCACTGCGGTAAGGCGGGTTGGTGAGCACCAGGGCGTAGCGCGAATCAGCAGGGACGGCCTGGAAGCTGCCCTGCACGGCCGTCTGGCACGTCGAGATCACGTCGAGGATCGGGATGCACTCTTCCCGCGCCTCGATGGCGTGCCAGATGACGTTCCCATGCGCGTGCTCCTCGACCGCCCGGATGATGGCGCCCTCACCAGCGCACGGCTCCAGCCACAGCCCCGCGGGCAGCTCGACCGCCTCAAGCAGCCTCCGCACGCACCACGCGGGGGTCGCGTAGTAGTCGCTCGGATCGCGGACTGCGCTGCGGCCGGTCGCGCTCACTCGTGCCCCGTCCCGCTAGCCGGCACCGTGACCTCTACGGGCGACGCCGCGGGCACTCCGCCCATGCCGTCCAGCCCGGCGAGCGCCGCGCGCAGATAGCCCGCGCGCTCGAGGTGGTCCGCAGCCTCCGTCAGGTGCAGGCCGCGCTGGCACTCGTGCGCGTCGTCCCGCTCGAGGAGCTCCAGCTCGCGGACGATCTGCGTCGTGCCGAGGATCGCCCGCAGCTCGTCGAGCGTGATGAGCAGGTCGGCCACGCGGCTCATTGGTCATCCTCCAGAGGGTCGACGAGGCCGTACTCGCCCCAGCCCGCGGCGAGGTTGTTGGCGCACGCGATCAACTCGCTGTCGCTCGGACTCGCCGACAGGTTGCGGCGCAGCGTGTCCAGCACCTCGACGGCGATGCGCGCCGCTCGCGCGGTGGACACCTGCACCGCGTCAGCGTCGGTGAGGATGACCGTGTGACCGACTCCAATGGTCATGGGCGACTCCGCTCCCACGCCGCGATCTCGGCGAGCAGCTCGACGACCTCGCGGTCCAGCGGGTCGAGCACGGTGCCCGGCTCGTAGGCGTCGAGCGCGTCGGCGTCCGCGGGCGGCGGGCAGTCGTAGTCGTGGCAACGGACACGAAATCCGTTGGTCGGAGAGTTGAGCGCCGGCTTGACGATCGAGGAGGCCACGGCTAGGCTTCCTCAGTCGCCGAAACGGCGGCGCACCGACGGAGGGCGTGGAGGTTAGAAACTAGCGAGCGACGCGAGCGTGTAACCCGAGCCCATAGCTCAGATTGGTAGAGCAACGGACTTTTAAGGAGTGGCCGACGGACTACTTGGTCACTCGCCGACGGGGAGACGCGCGGTGTTGCTGGCTGGACGCAACCGGCGGGAAGGCAAACGCGAGCTGCGCGGCGGCGAGCGCTTGCACTCCGAACTGCAGCTTGAGGATCTCGGCGCACAGCACCGGCCAGGGCCAGGAGGTGTAGTCCTCGCGCACGGACTTGGGCGGGCCGTGCGTGATCACGGTCAACATCTCGTCGCGGGCATCGGGCAGCGCGCGGTAGGTCGTGATCATCGTCCGGCGAAAATCGTGCCCCCGACGGTGGCGCAACCCGAGCGCTGCGAGGTCGCGGAGAAACTGCTTCTGCGCCTTCCATGCGGGACCCGCGTCGGGCAGTACCAGGTCGCTCGGAGTCGGTGGTCGTCCGTAGCGCTCTTTCCAGCCTCGCAGTCGCCACACGTCGAACGCCCATTGCAGCGTCGGATGGATGGGCACCACGCGCGGGCGCTTGGTCTTCGTCTTCTCCAGCCGAATGCGGTTGAGCGGCTCGGCCGTCTCGATCTGCTCGAAGGCCAGCGACTTGATCTCGCCGTGCCGGCAGCCCGTGAGCAATTTCCACAGATAGAGCAGCCGTCGTTCGAACGGAATCGCCGGAGCGCTCACCACTCGCTCGGCTTCCGCGAGCGAGAAGATCGCCAGCGACCGCACGAACCGCTTGCTGTCCACGTCGGGGGGGAGATCGCCGCGTCGCAAGTGGCACGGGCTCAGAGCGATCACCTCGTCCGCAACCATCGTGCGGAACATCCCCGACATGGCCGCGTAAACGCGCCGCTGCGTCCGGGGTGCCAGCCTCCCCTCCAACCGCAGCCCGGTCACTATGTCCCGAATGTGGCGCGGACGAACCTCGCAAGCTGGCAGCGTCCCGATCAGGGGAAGCACGTAACGCCGCAGTCTCGTCTCGTCGTCCTCGACGCTCACGAGCTTCAGCTGGCGCCGCTGTGTCAGCCACAGCCCCGCGTAGGTCGAGACGGTGATCGCCAGGGGAGACGGGGCACTCCCGCGCAACTCCGCGGTCACTGCCTCGCGCACCAACTGGTTGACCAGCTCGCGCAGCCCGCTCGACCTCGCCATGACCCCCTGCTCCCTCTCCCCCGCTGGAGGTGACGCAATGGTTCGAACACCTGTCTCGTCGAGTGACCTCGCCTCCGTCGGCTACGACCCCACGACGAGGGTGATGGAGATCGAGTTCGTGCGGGGCGCCGTCTACGAGTACGCGAACATCCCGCCTGCGGTCCACGCGGGGCTGATGGCTGCCGACTCCCATGGGAAGTACTTCAACGTGCATGTCAAGCACAGCTATGCGTATCGCCGGCTGCAAGCGCCGCGTCGATGAGCGCGACGACAGCGCTCGTGTCGATGGTCCACGTCTCATGAGGCGCGCAGCCATCCGCAGCCAGCAGTCCGTCGAGCGTCACCAGTTCGTGACGCGCGGCTTCGAGCGCCTGCTTCGTCTCAGGTTTCATGTGCTTCTTCGGAAAGAGCCGCCCGTCAGCCGGCATGCCGCGCCCCCACGAAAAATGCCGCCCCCGCGCTGGTCACCAAGCCGCACGACTCGACGGCCAGCGCAGGGGACGGCGGGAAGCCAGTGGCGTTTGAGGCACCGTGCGGTGTGCCGTGCATGGGTCGGTTCTACACCAGGGCAGGCCTTACAGTCAAGAAATTCTTTCTAGACTTTTCACAAGGGCGCGATAATATGGAGGTATGCAGGTGCACATTCCGCGAATCCCTCGACCTCCTCGTCCACCGGAACCTCGCAGCGTGGCCTCCGTCGACCTCGAGCAGTGGCTCGACTCGACGGAGCGGCGTCAAGTCGACGTGGTGCGCGCCCTCGACGTCAGCAAGCAGCTCGTGTCCTTCTGGGTCACGGGTCGCGGCGTGCCCGGCCTCGAACTGGCCGAGGCGCTGCAGCGGTTCACGGGCGGCGCGGTGAAGGTCATGGACTGGCGCGAGCCGGCGGCCATGGCCGACCAAGGGGGCGCACCATCGGCATCTACCGGAGCGATCCGCCTCAAGGCCCGCGCGCTGCTCACGAAGCTCCAGAAGCGCGCGAAGGCGAAGACCCGCTCCGCGCGGCGTACGTCGCCACGCAGCACGCGCTCCGCAACGTCGAGACCGCCTTCGACGCCCTCGACGCCTGCGACCCCGACCGTGCGGCGCTAGCCTTCGCGCTGGCGTCGCGCCATCTGCTCGACGCGCGGGACGTGTGCGCGGTGATGATCGAGGAAGGGCCGTGAAGGGAAGGAGGACGGGATGAGCGACGACAAGCGCGCGCCGCACGTCAAGGTCACGGAGGTTGTCGGCCACGCCGAGTGGTCGCGGACCCGCCACGGCTCGGAGGACTTCTACATCCTCGGCGAGCACGAGTCGGCCTACGGCCTCGACCTCATGCTGCCCGACGAGACGCTGCCGCCTCGGCTGGACAACCGCAGCCTCGACCTGGAGCGGCCTGGTCCGCGGGGTCGCTTCCGCGTGACCGTGGAGTTCTGGCCCGAGGTGACGCCTTGAGCCAGTGGCCGCCGCCGGGATCGTACCCCTACCCGCCGCCGGCCTACGGCTACCCGGCGCCGTACGCGCCGCCGTACGCGCCGCCCGTCCCCGTCTGGCAGTGCCCGTTCTGCCGCAGCCAGGCGCGGCCGGTCGAGCTCACGAAGATCAGCACCGCGGGGTGGGTGGTCTTCGTGGTGCTGCTCATCTGCTGCCTGCCGCTCTTCTGGATCGGCCTGCTCATCAAGCAGCGCTACCGCGTGTGCAGCGCCTGCGGGGCGAGCCTCGGGAACGTCGCCTAGCCCCGCACCGCCTCGACGATCGCCGCCAGCTCCCCCATCCGCGCGCCCCAGGTGTGCACCTCGTGCGCGAGCGCGGCGGCGCGCCGACGTAGCTCCTGCAGGTCCTCCGGGCTCCAGTAGCCGCGCTGCAGGTCCTCGACCAGGGAGCGCAGCCCGCCGAACTCATCCCAGCCGCGCCAGACGAAGCAGTTGACCGAGTCGACCAGGCCGAGGTCCTCGCAGTCAGCGAACCGCTCGACCAGGGCGACGGCTCCGCTCCCGAGCGCCCGGAAGAGCCGGTCGGACGTGTACCGCGGCAGGTCGTTGCGGATCGACATGCACAGCGCCGCCCGCGCGCTGGCGTAGACCGCGGCCTCGGCGGCCGGCGCGAGGAAGGTGCCCTTCGCCTCCCAGCCGAAGCCGTAGCAGCGCAGCGCGCCCGGGCAGGCCTCGGCGAGGCGGTCGACAACCTCGTTGCGCTGGCGGTAGGCGGGCTGCCGGTGCCGCGTGCCCATGAACGCGAGCGGCGGGGCGTCAGCCGCCGGCGCGCCCGGGCGAAAGACCTCGGCGTCGAACCCGGCCTGCAGGTAGCCCGGGTGAGGCACGCCGAGGCGGGCGTACTCGGCCGGGTGCTGGGTGTTGCAGACCAGGAAGACGTCGGCGGCGCGCGCGAGCTCGAGCAGCCAGGCGTTCGCCGTGTCGGCCGGCTCGTGGAACTGGTCGCCGTAGAAGACCATGAGGACAGCGCGGGGATCGCAGAGGGCGCGCACCTGCCGGAGCAGTGCGGGTGTGGGCCCGCCGCGGCGAGGGGTGGGGCCGCGCAGCTCGAGAAAGACGAGCGTCGGCTGGATGGCGGCCGCGGCGCGCAGCGCCTGGCTCTCCAGCGCACGCTCGATGGCGGCCTGGCGCCAGTCGATCTTGAGGTACTCGCCGAGGGTGGACAGCGCGCGCATGAGGCCACGGCCGTCGGACACCGCGTTCCAGAAGGCCAGGTGCAGCACCCGCTCGTCACGGCGCGGGACGACCGTCGGCGGGAAGCAGCCCGGCGCAGGGATCAGCACACGCGGCCAATCGGAGCCGGCGCAACGGTTCACAGCAGGCCCATGCTCACGAGGGTGTCGCGCGCCCTGGTGATGTCAGAAACGTGCGAGCCGCCGATCTGCGAGCACTCGAGCGGCAGCATGCCGTCTTCGTCCTTGTAGGCGGAGTACACGTCGACGTAGATGAAATCGAACCCGGTGCAGCCGGCCGCGAGCAGGAAGTTGAGCATGCTCGTGTACTCGGCCCGCTCCTCGTCGGAGCACGACGGCAGGATGATGTCCGCGTTGTCTTCGCGCGAGCGGTTCGGCGGGATGACGCTCACGAGGCCGCGGCGCGCCCCGTGCAGGTCCAGCGTGCGGATGACGTCGAGGTAGGCGGCAACGTTGTCGAGCAGCACGTCATGCAGGTAGCGCCCCTCGCGCTCGAGCCGCTGCTTCAGCCGCTTGCGCACGTCGATCTCGCCGAACATGAAGAGCACGACATCCGCGGGCCCGAGCTGGAGCCTGGCCACCGCGTCTGCCAGCGAGCGGTCACCGGGGAGCCCCACCCTCTTGAGCGTGAGCGTGCCGACGAGCACCGCCTCAACCCCCGGGATGCCGGCGAACGTACAGCCGGCGTGGCTCTCGCCGAGCACGTAGATCACGGCACCCTCGGCGACACGCGCCCGCCCCAGTTCACCGTGCACTCACCCAGGTGGCAGACCTGCCACTGGAGCCAGCTCCACCGCTTCCGCGGCCAGTGCTGGTTGAACGTCGAGTCGCAGCCGCGCGCGTCTTCCCAGTGCGTCCCGTACCAGGGCCGCTTGACGAGCGCCGGATCGTCCGCGTGGAAGATCTGGCAGTAGCCGGCTGGCTCTCGATCCGGGCAGACCGCGAACTGCTGCCACTGCTCCGCGAGCACCGCCTGCAGGTCCTGCGTCGGGTCGACGCACATCCGGCGGTGCGCGGAGTAGATGCAGCCGGACGCCTCGGGCCACGACAGCACGTTGGGCAACAGGGTGTCCGCGTCGAAGATGCAGATCCACCCGTGCCGCCCGAGCACGTCGAAGCCTTCCTCCATCGCCGCGCCCTTGTTGAACTTGGCGCCCTGGGTGTAGAAGGCCTCCGTCTCGTAGCAGCGCGCGTTGCTCACCCGCGAGACGACGCGCTTCGTCTCCTCGTCGCGCGGCGCCGTCACGACGAGGACCTCGTCGAAGTGGTCCGCGTTGCGCGGCAGGGTGTACTTGAGCAGGTCGGCGTAGTCGACGCAGACGGTGATGCCCCTCACGTTCGCACCTGCACAGACTCGTGGATGAAGTAGTCCTCGACATCCGCAGGCACCGCCGTCGACAGCCGATAGCCCTTGGAGAACAGCAGTCCCCGCACCGCTTGCCGCTTGGCTTCAACGCGGTTGTGCTCGACGGACATGGTCAGAAAGCGGTAGCGGTCGAAATCGTGGACGTCCAGGATCTGAAACTCCGAGCCCTCCGTGTCGAGGCTGAGGAACTCGATGCGCACCGGGGCGAGATGCTGGTACAGCAACGTGGTCAACGTCACCGTCGGGCGTGTGGTCATGCTGTGCTTGTAGCCGGCCCGGTTCCAGTGGTCGCCGAAACACTCGACGATCCCCGACAACTCGACCTGGTTGCCGTCGACGTGCATGAAGCCGACGAGGCCGTCGTCGCGGTTCCACAGGCAGCGGTCGTCGACCTTGCACTTGCGATTTTGCTTCAACCCGGCGAACGCGCGGGACGGCTCGACGCAGAGGCCGAACCAACCCGCCTTCTCGAGCGCGTAGGTCGTCGAATCGCCGATGCCATCGTGCGCGCCAGCCTCGACGAAGAAGCCGCCGGACGGGAAGAGCGAGCACAACCACTCGACGTGAGTCATGCGGCACCGTACAGGGTCATGCGGGGAGCCTGCCTCTGGTAGGCCGCAATGGCCTTCTGCCAGAAGGGCGAGATGCTGGCGTCCTGCGCTGCCGGGACCCGTGTCAGGTTGTGGTGCGAGCAGATGTTGCAGACGGCCTTGGCCTGCTTGAGCGCGGCCTCGTAGGTCAGGTCAGCCAGCCGCTGGATGCCGATGTCGAGTCCCGCCACGCGAGCGCATGACGCGCCCGCCCCGCACAGGAAGAAACCGTGCTTCGTGAGCCCGATGCCGCAGCCCGAGATCCCGAAGATGGCGCACGGCGGCAGCGGGTCCTTGCTACCCAGCACGTCGATGGGTGCGCGCCGAGCGTTTGTGAACCACGATGGCAGGCCACCACCCTTCGACTCGACGTTGATGGCAATGCCCATCCGCTCCAGGAATGGACGGTGCCGAAGCAGCTTGCCGGAGCCGTTGGAGATCAGGCGGAGCAACACGTTCGGGTAGCGCTCGCGGTAACGCACCAGGGCGTCCACCACCTTGTGCAACTCCGGGTGCAGGGTGGGCTCGCCGCCGAGAATGTGGATGCGGTCCCACTCCCAGCCGAGCACCAGCGACTCCTCGACGAAGCGCCCGATCTGCTCGACGGTCATGGAGCTCGTAGGCGCGCAGTCGATGAAGCGATCGCAGTGCGGGCACGCCATGTCGCAGGTCGAGTTGATCTCGATCTCGAGGGTCTTGAACCGTTCAGTCACAGGCTCCCCCTGAGCGCGGCCAGCAGCGGAGCCACGTCGAGCTCCCCCACCTGGCAGCGCGCCTCGATGTCGGCCGCCTGCATGCCGCGCTCGATGTGACGCCACGGGATGGCGAGGCCGGCGTCCCGCTTCACGCTGGCGAAGTAGTCCAGGAACTTCGTCCCATCCCCGCCGATGCGGTCGCCCATGACCAGCCGCGCGTTCGGGATGCCGTAGGCGTCGGCGAGCACCAGGCCGTGGAGCGCGGAAGAGAGCACCACCCGGCATGAGCAGAGCTGCCGGATGAACTCCTCCACGCCCGCGAACACGGAGATGAACCTCCAGCCGTCGGGCAGGTGCCAGAAGTCGAGCAGGTACTGGTCGACGTAGTGCGGGACCACTCCCACCAGGTAGGTCGGCTCGCGCTCGAGCGGGAACGCCCGCGGCGCCAGCAGGCCAGGGTCGCCGTAGACCTCCGGACACTCGCAGCCGCAGGCAAGGGCGCGCTCACGCGACAGTGGCCCCCGGACAGCACGGATCTCGGCGAGCGGGTGCACCGGGTCGTCACGGGTGAGCAGGCCCGAGCCCCACACGATGGTCGTGGCAGAGCTCCACGCGAGGATGGAACCGCACCCGAGGATCTTCGGGATCGGGTCGCGCTGGTCAACGTACAGCGCCTGCTGGCCCGTGAGCTTCTCGAGGAGCCAGGGCGCCAGGCGGTCGCCGACGTTGCCGCTCGTGCACCAGGTGGCGCGGATGAAGCTCAGAGCTTGACCTCCCACGCCACGGAGACGCAGGTCCACGGGTCCCGGCTCTGCTGGTCCGGGGTGTGGATCTGGCGCCCGGAGGCGATGAGCCTGTCGAGGTACGCCTTGAGGGGGAAGTCCTTGCCGTTGTCGTGCTGCCGCGAGTGGACCCCGTAGTCGTGCCACAGACACAGCCCTCCCTGGCGCAGGAACGGCCAGCACAGCTCGGTGTCGCGCTGGGTCGGCTTCTCCTCGTGGTCGGCGTCCATGATGAGCGCGTCGAAGGCGTCCACCCCGAGCTGCTCGAGCGTCCGCCGCAGGTGACCGCCGAAGCAGTCCGGCGTGCCGTCCACGGCCACGGGGATGAAGCGCGGGTCGCCGTCAGCGCGCCAGCCGGGAGTGATCGGCACGATGCCGCGCTCGGGGAACAGCGCTTTGACCAGGTCGACGCCGACGTAGCGCTCGACCTCCGGCATGAGGCGCAGGACCGCCACCGCGGTGTTGCCGTCGTTGACGCCGAACTCGAGCACGTAGCGCACGCCGTGCTCTCGGAACAGCGCGACGGCCACGCGCATGTCGTCCTCGGTGAGGCTGTAGTCGTTCATCGCGCCGGCCACGAGCTTCTTCGGCACGCGCGCGAGGTACTCGTCCGGGTCGTAGCGCATCACGCCTCCTGGCGCAGGTATCGGCAGGGACGCCAGCCGTCGCGGGTGCGGACGTTCTCCGGCGTGGCGACGACGTAGCCGCCGGCCTGCACCCGTGGGCTCGCGGTGAGCAGCTCGAGGTTCGACCGCGAGATGTCGTCGGTCTCCTCGGCGTCGCGCCGGCCCTGCAGCGGAATGCACACGCCGCAGTGCTGGCAGTAGTAGTCGATCTGCGCGCCGAACGCCGCGAGCGGTGCCCGCCACACGCCCGCCGCAAGCGGCAGTCCGGGGGGACCGGGCAGTACGTCGGCCAGCGCCCCGGCCACCTCGCAGAAGAAGAACCCGCGCCGCGTGATGTTGGACGCCCACTCCGCCTGCATCGGGCACCGGGCGATCAGCCGAGCGCGCTCGTCGACGTCCGGCACGAGGTCGCACGACGCCGCGAGCACCGGCTGGTGGAAGCACGGCGTCGAGTGCTGGTTGTTGTTGATGTACCCCTGGCCGAACGTCGACTGGATGAGGCCAGCCCACCGCGTCCGCTTCCAGTCGAGGCCCGTCCACAGCCCACGAGCGTGGAGCGGCAGCGCTAGCATCTCGCCGCAGAGCTGCTCGAACTGCGGATGCAGCAGCGGCTCGCCGCCGATCATCCCGACGACCTTCGGCCGGCCCAGGCGGTCGCGCGGTGAGGCCGAAGGGAAGTCGCGCACGGCGTCGACCGCGGCGCGGAACTGCTCGACGGACATGAACCAGCGCTCGGCCGAGTGCGCCACCGCGGGGCGCGTGCAGTTGCTGCACTTGCGGTTGCAGGCGTTCGTCACGTCGATCTGCACCGCCCACTGCTCGCCGGGTGGGATCATGCGGCTCTCCCGGCTGCTCGCTGCTCGAGCGCCGCGGCCACCCGCGCGCACTCGGTGCGGTAGTCGTACCGCTCCCGGACCGCGGCCGACCACGCCCGCTGCTGCTCCAGGTCCCAGGTGTCGGCGAGCTGGTCGATGAGGCGCCGCAGGTGCGGGATCGAGATGTCGCGCGGCACGCGGCGCAGGTTGCCGTCGATCGCCGGCAGCACGTCGTACTCCGGCAGGTCGGTGATCACGCGGCAGCCCGCGGCCGTCGCCTCGAAGAGCTTGCGCAGCGCGAAGTCGAACGTGCTCGCCGTGCACAGCGCCACCCGGTAGCGCGCGAGCGTGCCGACGTAGTCGTTGCTGTGCGTGCCCGTCTGCACGTAGCCCGGGTGAGCCGGCACGTCGACACCGGGGCCGAGCTCGCCCGCGTAGGCCGCCAGGCTGGCCCGCATGCGGAGCGGGTAGACCTGCTCGTTCTGCGCGCCCGAGATGGCGCAGCGAAGTGAGCGGCTCTCGACCGGCGGCACTGCGGAGGCGTCGAGGATGTGGTAGGTGCGCTCGTACTGCTCGGGCTTGATGCTGGGCCAGAACGGGAGCACGGACTGCGCGTGGTACCAGCCCAGCACGACGTCGGGCTTGAAGTCCCGCAGCCACGCCCGCTGCTGGCGCATGGCCGAGCGCGCGTCGTGCAGCACGGCGACACGCAGCACGTCGGGAGGCAGGCGGTCCCAGCCGCGGAAGCAGTGCTCCGGCTTGACCTCGTCGCCGACCCACTCGCGGCTGTCCCACTCGTAGCGGGGCCAGAGGAGCACGGCCCGCGCGCCGGCCTGCTGCACGGCCTCGAGTACGTCCGTGGTCGCTAGGCCCTCGCCGGCCGGGAGACCATGGCCAGCCGCCGTCCAGCCGGCCGCCTGCAGACCCCGCTGGAACAGCCAGCGCCCGTTGTCCATGTGGCGCCTGAAGCTCTCGAGCACGCACAACACGCCGGGCGCCATGCTCTACACCACTACGCGCCTGCAGCGCTCGTGTCCAATCCCCTCGCATACTCTCCTCGCACTTTTCGCACGAGGACTCCACGCCGAGCTGCAGGGTGCGCTGGGCGCGTGCTGGTAGTGCGTGCTCGCTGCTAGCAGGGATCCCGCGCACACGCGCGGTTGTAATTGAAGTTAAGCAGTAACAGGAACAGGAACAGGAACAGGAGATCCTGGGGTTACCCAAAGGGTTTGGGTAACCGTTTGGGTAAGGGTTAGGTAACGGTTCGGCAACGGTTGCCGTGAACTGGCCCACATGATCCTCCCCAGCACGACTACCACCACACACCACACACCACACACCACACACCACCGAGCACCGATCACCGAGGTCCACCCCCGGTCACCCGCTGGTGCACGAGAGGGGCCTCGTGTAGGCGTCTGCACTCGGGACCAGCGCCGTCAGGGCCAGCCCTGCATGCACGCAAGGCCTGCTCACTACGTGCGCGTAGAACAGCTTGACTTAGTGCCGCGAATTGTCAGAAATCGCAAGAATTGCAGAGTAGTGGAGCTTACGTTGGGCGTCCGTTTGGTATCCCCATCCGGGGGTTAGAGTGTATGACGCACCGCTCGGAAGGCGTCTTTCTAACGTGGTAGACAATACATAAATGACTTTACCGTAGTGAGGGCGCCTGGTTAGATATATGGTTTTCTGCTGACCGCGATTCGATTAGACACGACTCGTGCGCCCTGGTCGCGGGACAATGTAGGACATGCCGCAGTGGCAGGATGTCACGCCACCCACTGACAAACCATCAGGGATTTGACCACCTGCGCAGTTCGTGCGTAGACTGGGCGCATGCCGAGAGTGTCGAACTGCGGTCGTCAGGGTGTGCGCTATGAGCCCGCCCGCGCGAAGTTCCGCGTCACGCTCACCGACCCGGTGACCCACCGGACGGAGCACGGCGGGTACTACGACGCGCCCTGCTCGACGACGTGCACCGTCGAGACGTGCTCGCTCTGGCGCTACCTGCGGCGGCTGACGCCTGCGCTCGTTGGTCCGCCGGGCGCGTGCGAATACCTCGACCGTGCGGCGCGCGAGTACGACTGGCGGGCCGTCGAGCTGTACGGTTCGCCGGGCGCCGTGCCGCACTTGAACTTCCCGCGCGCGGCGAGCGAGGCGGCGGCGAAACGGAAGACGGCGGCGGCTCGCGGGGCGAAGGTGGCGACCGCCGATGGCGCGACGCGGGCCAGCGGCTAACCTCCGCGAGCAAGCCGTCGAGCTGCTCGCCCAGGGCGACAAGCCCGAGGCCGTGGCCGTGGCCCTCGGCATCACCGAGGAGGGACTGCGCGACTGGCGGAAGCGGCGCACCTTCAGCGACGCGGTCGCGCGGCGTTCGCACCAGCTACTGCGCGAGGCGATCTACCCCGTCTTCCGCCGCATGATCGAGCAGGCCGAAGCGGGCCAGGCGGCGCAACAGAACGCGCTGCTGCGCTACCTCGTCGACATCGACAAGCTCGCAGCCGAGCGGTCGTCCGAACGGTGGCAGGTGACGTGGAGCAGCTCGGCGCCGACTGCGCCGCCCGCCGTCGCCGAGAAGGACAGCGCGGGCGAGTAGCGCGATGCCGACCATCACGCTCGCCTATTCGCCCTTCCCGTATCAGCGGGAGTTCCACGATTCGACGGCGCGCTTCAAGCTGGTCGTCGGCGGCCGGCGCAGCGGCAAGTCGCTGGGCGCGCTGCACGAGCTCGTCAAGCGCGCTCTCACGGTTGCCGATGTGAACGCGTGGTGGGTGAGCCCGACGCTTTCGGACGCGCGCGACGTTGGATTCGACGTCTTCAAAGAGGAACTGTCCGACGACCTGCGGCCGCTCATCCAGTACACGAACGAACAGCGGATGCTGGTGCGCTTTCGCAATGGGAGCCGGATCACGTTCAAAGGGAGCGAGTCCGAACAGGCATTGCGTGGCCGCGCGCTGACCGACCTGGTCATCGACGAGGCGGCGTTCGTGGCCGAGGCGATGTGGAAGCGAGCACTGCGACCGGCGCTCGCCGATCGGGCGGGGCGCGCGGTGCTGTGCTCGACGCCGAACGGTCTGAACTGGCTGCATCGGCTCTGGGAGGACGCGGCGACCCGGGCGAACTGGCAGCGGTTCCACTGGCCCTCCTGGATCAACCCGACCCTGGGTGCCGACGAGCTCGAGGACGCGAAAGCCACGCTCGACCCGCGCGAGTGGCAACAGGAGTTCGCCGCCGAGTTCGTGACCCGTGCCGGCCAGGTGTACCCCGACTTCTCCGCCGAGAACATCGTCGAGCCGTTCTCGCCCACGGCGGCCGAGCACCACGTCTACCTCGGACTCGATCCAGGGTTCGCGACGAAGGCCGCGGTCGTCTTCGTCGCGGTGCCGTCTGCTCAGGACCACCGTGTGAACCAGCGCGATCTCCGCGTGACCGTCTTCGACGAGCTCTACCTGCAGCGGTGCGACACGCACCAGGTCCTCGACCGCGTGGCCGCCGTGCTGGCGAAGCATGGCCTGGCGCCGCGCTCCGTCAGCAAGGTGTTCGTCGACCCGACGAATGCGGACACGGCTTCGATCGTGCAGCGCTTCGGCTACCTCGTCGGCAACGAGAAGACGGAGATCGACGCGGGCGTGGCGCTGGTCCGCTCGCTCATGCTGTCGGCGGCCGGGACGCGGAGGCTGTTCGTCACGCGCAACTGCGTCGAGATGATCCGCTCGGTGCGCGGGTATTCGTACGCGACCACCCGCGGAGACCAGCCCAAGGAGGCGCCGCTCAAGGATGGTCAGCACGACCACCTGTGCGACGCCCTGCGCTACGTGTGCATTCACAAGTTCAACCAGGGGAGCGACGTGGCGCGGCTCCTCCGAATGGCCCAGATGTGAGAGAGGGGAGCGACCATGGCCCGCAAGAAGAAGACGCTGAGAGATGGTTGGAGCAACGTTCTCACCCGGATCGGCACGGACTACGACAAGCGCACCTCGCACACCTTCGCGGCGAAGGTGCTCACCTACGACGAGAACGAGGCGCTCTGGCGCGGCTCCGACCTCGGCGCGCGCATCGTCGAGCGGCCGGTCGACGAGATGATCCGGCAGGGATGGGACGTCGTCATCCCGAACGACAAGCCTCGTCAGGACGAGCTCGCCGCGCAGCTCGAGGACCTCGAGGCGGGCGAGCGGCTGCGCGAGGCGCTCTACTACGCGCGTGCCTACGGCGGGGGGGCGGTGCTGGTCGGCGCCGACGACGGGGCGAGCAACCTGGCCAAGCCCCTCGGCGCGGTGCGCGAGATCCTCTACCTCACGGCGCTGACCACGCGCGAGCTCCGGGCGGACACCTACTACACCGACCCGCGCGAGCGGAACTTCGGCCAGCCGAAGACGTACCTGCTCAGCCCCGACACGCAGACCGACGCGGTCATGGCCAGCGGCATCACGATCCACGAGAGCCGGATCCTCGCCTTCCAGGGCAACGTCACGTCGCGGCGGATGCTGCAGCTCAACCAGGGCTGGGGCGACAGCATCTTCGTGCGCGTCGCGGACGTGCTCCGCGACTTCGACGTGGTCTGGGACAGCGCGGCGTTGTTGATGAACGACTTCGCGCAGGGCGTGTACAAGATCAAGGGCCTCGCCGAGATCATCGGCAGCGGCGCGGAGAGCGCGTTGATCACGCGCATGCAGCTCGTCGACCTGATGCGCTCGACGGTGCGGGCCGTGCTCATCGACTCCGAGGAGAGCTTCGAGCGGCAGCAGACGCCCGTCTCGGGTCTGCCGGAGATCCTCGAGAAGTTCATGTTCAGACTGGCGGCGGCGAGCGAGATGCCGGTGAGCATGCTCTTCGGCCAGGCGCCGGCCGGGCTCAACGCGACGGGCGACGCCGACATCCGGTTCTACTACGACCACCTGAAGAACCGGCAGGACCGCACGCTGCGGCCGCCGCTCGAGCGGCTGGTCCGCATGGTCTTCCAGGCCGCCGGCGGGACGGAGCCCGAGCAGTGGTCCGTGCAGTTCCGGCCGCTCTGGCAGCTCACCGAGCCGGAGCAGGCGAACATGCACATCGCCCAGGCGAACGCCGACCAGGTCTACCTCAGCAACCGCGTGCTCTCGCCGCTCGAGGTGCGCGAGTCGCGCTTCGGCGACAGGTATTCCGTCGGCACGACGCTGATCGAGGGCGAGGAGCCCGAGGCCAAGTCGGAGCCCACTGGCGCGCCGACGGCGACCCCCATTCCGCCGAACGGCGAATCCCCGGACGGTACCCCGCCGCTCGACACCGTTCAGGGCGCCGGCGGCCTCCAACCGTGAGCCGGCGTCCAACTTTGTTTTGACCACGCCCCTCCGTCGGTAACACGTCCGAAACCAGCCGTTTTGACCACGCTGGTCAAATCAAGGAGCTTGCGGTAGTCGATTTGACCACTCAGCGTGGTCGTGTGAAGCACTTCCGCCACGACCTCGCGCCCCTCAAGTCTCCGCGCAAGCTCCCGAACGGCTCCCTGCTGGCCGACGCGTTCCTGACGAGGACCGGCATCTTCGAGTACGCCAACCCCGACGGCACCAAGCGTCGCGAGTTGCGGCTACCCGAGGAGGTCTTCGCCGCGGACGCGCTGGCCAGCCTGGCAATGCTGCCCGTCACCGTCGACCATCCGGCCGAGGAGATCACGCCGGCGAACGCGAAGCAGTACGCGGTCGGGGCGGTCGGCGAGAACGTGCAGCGCGCGGGAGATTTCGTGCAGGCGTCGCTCGTGGTCTACGACGCGGCGGCCATCGCGGCGGTCGAGGCGGGCAAGCATCAGGTCAGCGTCGGCTACTACGCCGAGCTGGACGAGACCCCGGGCGCGTGGCGCGGCGAGCGGTACGACGCCGTCCAGCGGAACATCCGCGGCAACCACCTGGCCATCGTCGACCAGGGGCGCGCCGGACCGGCTGCGGCGATCCGGATCGACACGAAGGACGAGGAGCGGGCGCACATGAAGATCAAGATCGGCAGCAACGAGTACGAGGTCGACGAGGCGGTCGGGAAGCACCTCGTCGAGCTCGAGGGCAAGGTGGTCAGCCTGACCACCGCCGCGGAGCAGGCGACGACCAAGGTCGACGCGGCCGAGAAGCAGATCACCGCGCTCTCCGCCGAGCGCGACCAGGCGAAGGCCCGCGCCGACGCCGCCATCGAGCAGGCCGACCCGGCCAAGCTCCAGGCGGCCATCAAGGCGCGCGTGGCCCTCGAGACCGAGGCGCGGAAGCACGTCGCGGCCGACCTCGCGCTCGACAGCCTCACCGACCGCCAGGTGCGCGAGGCGGTGATCAAGAAGTACTCCCCGAGCGTCGACCTCGCGAAGGCGTCGGACGAGTACGTCCAGGCGCGCTTCGACGCGGCGCTCGAGCAGACCAGCCCGGCCCTCCTGGCCGCGCGCGCCGCGGCGGGCGCCGCCGGGCAGACGGGCGAGGAGGTCGCACTCGCGGCCACCCGCAAGGCGAACGATGCGGCGTGGAAGGCCATCCCGGCCGGCGCCGCGCAGAAGGGGAACTGACCATGGCGATCACCGACTACAGCACCACCATGACGGCGTCCATCGCCGGCCAGCTCGCCGACCTGGGCGTCGCCGACATCCGCAGCTTCTTCAACGAGGAGGCCAGCGCGGAGATCCCCTTCGGCTACGCCGTCGTCCAGGGCACCGCCGAGAAGGGGGCGCTGCTCCCCTCGACCAGCGACGACGCCTTCGTCGGCATCGTCGCCCACTCGCACGCCTACGACCCGACCGACGACCTCGGGACCACGGGCATCAAGGCGGACCGCGAGCTGAACATCGTCAACAAGGGTCGGGTCTGGGTCGTGGTCGGCGAGACCGTGGCCGTGGGCGACCGCGGCTACGTCGACTACGTGACCGCGCCGGGCCGCATCCTGAAGGCCGACGTCACCGACGAGACGCTCGAGACGAGCGCCCAGATCAAGTTCCTGACGGCGGCGACCGGCGCCGGCTCGCTCGCGCTGGCCGAGATCGACGTCATGAACAAGCAGGCCGCGTCGACCGTCACGCCGAGCGCGTAAGGAGACATGACCATGGACCGCAAGAACCTTCGCCTCGACGTGGACAGCGCCTTCGTCGCGGGCCAGCTCGAGTACGTGCGCGCCGCGGCGCTCGCGCCGCCCACCATCCCGTTCAAGGGCCGGCAGCTCATCCCGACCAACAACGAGGTCCCCGAGGGGGCCGAGTCGATCACGTACCGCCAGTACGACCTCAAGGGGAAGGCCGACTGGATCGGCGACAAGGCGAACGACCTGCCGAGCGTCGACACCACCTCGACCGAGACGACCATCAAGCCGTACTCGCTCGGCGCCTCGTACAGCTTCAGCCGCCAGGAGCTGCTCGCCGCGCAGTACGCCGGCGTCCCGCTCGACCAGCGCAAGGGCGCGGCCGCGCGGCGCGCCATCGAGCAGTTCCTCGACGAGATCGCCCAGTCCGGGAACACCGACCACGCCCTCAGGGGGCTCTTCAACCAGACGGGGACCTGCACGTACACGGTGCCCGCGGACGGCACGGGCGCTTCGAAGCTGTGGTCCGCCAAGTCGGGCTCGCTGATCCTGCGCGACATGAACGGCGTCGCGCAGCAGATCATCACCGACACGAACGAGGTCGAGCAGCCCGACACCCTCGTCATCCCGAGCACGGCCTTCGCGCTCATCAACACGACCCCCTTCAACGACTACGAGAGCCGGTCGATCCTCGAGGTCTTCCTGGCGGGCTCGCAGTACATCCGCACGGTGGTCCCCTGGGTCGCCGCGGACTACGCGGGCGACGCGGGCGTGGGGCGCATGGTCGCCTACCGCCGCAGCCCCGAGGTGCTCGAGCACATCATCCCGGCCGAGTTCCAGGCGCTGCCGATGGAGAGCCGCAACGGCGGCCTCCTGTTCTACACCGCGTGCGTGGCGCGCACGGTCGGCGTGTGCTGCTACAGGCCGAAGGGTCTGGCGTACGGCGACGGCATCACCGCCGCGGCGTAGCCGTGACGCTCCATGGTCACCTGGGCCGATGTGGTCGCCATTGCCCCTGAGCTGTCGGCAGTCCCGCTGACGGCTCAGACGGCGATCCTCGCCCAGGTGGCCGAGCAACTCTCCTCCGCCATCTGGGGCACCCGCCTCGCCTCCGGCCAGACCTTCCTCGCCGCGCACCTCGGGACGATCCGCGGCGCCCCGAACTACCAGAGCGAGCAGGTCGGCACCCACAAGCGCGACGTGAACGGCGACCTCGAGGCGACCTCCTACGGCCGCGAGTTCCGGCGCCTGCTGCGGACTCTGGGCCGCTCCGTGGCGGTGCTCTGATGGCCATCAAGGTCACCGACCAGGATCGCGGGTGGGCTGGCCTGCGCGACGTCGCTGGGCGGACCGCGACCGTGCGCGTCGTCAACAAGGCGAAGAACCGGCGCGGCGGTGATGCCTACGCGGCGTTCCACGAGAGCGGCACGAAGAAGATGCGCAAGCGGCCGTTCATGACCGAGACGCTCGAAAAACACGGCGACTACGTCACCGAGATGGGTCAGGCAATGGACAGGGTCCTTGCGGGCAAGGATCTGAAGGCGTCCGTCGACGAGTTCGGCCTGCAGGTCAAGAACGACATGCGGGCCATGATCGGGAAGATGGGGCTGGTTCGCACCGGCAACCTGCTCAAGAAGACCTGGTTCGTGTCGAAGGTCCGCAAGTGAACCTCACCGCCATCAAGACGGCGATCTCCGCCTGGGTCGTGGCCGCGAGCGGCGTGGACGCCGAGCTGGTCGTGTGGACCCAGAAGATGATCGGCCTGCGTCTGCCGCCGCCGTACTTCACGCTGCACCTCGCCGCGCTGCGCCAGATCGGGCAGCCCCAGCAGCAGACGGTGACGCTCGACCCCGAGCCCGATCCGCCGGAGTATCCGCTCGAGGTGCAGGTCGAGAACAGCTACGAGCTCACCTTCACCATCCAGGCGTGGGGCGGGGAAGACCCGACCTCGCTGCTGCTGACCGTGCAGGCCGGGGCGGCGCTGCCGTCCATTCGCCGCGCGCTGCGCGAGGCTGGCGTCGGCCTGGGCGAGCTCGAGCAGGTCGAGGAGCACGGCGGCGTGCAGGGGGCGAACGACCTGGGCCCGCGCGCGAGCATGGACTGCACCGCCTTCGTGCGCGGCCTCGTCATCGAGGAGCTGCCCGCAATCGAGACGGTGCGCATCACTGACAACGTCATCACGCCGCCGGAGACGTTCGACGTCACGGTGGGAAGCTAGGGAGGTTTCCAGTGGCCGAGATCGATCTCGTCGTCAACTTCGCTCTCAGTGACCAGACCCAGGGCGTCGAGGCCGCGGGCTTCGACACGGGGCTGCTCCTGTCGCCGAACCTCCCGGGCCCGGAGCTGGTGAAGTTCTACGCCAGCACGACCGCGATGGCGGACGACTTCGCGTCGACCGATCCCGAGGTGCTCTACGCGACGGCGTACTTCGCGCAGGACCCCCACCCGTCGCTGCTGGCCGTCGGCAAGCGGACGGCGCCGACACAGCGGTACCGCGTCGACGTGTACGCGGTCGCCAACGAGCGCGCCTACGTGCTCAACGTGAGCAACGGCACGACCGACCTGACGTGCTCCTACACGTCGGACGCCAGCGCCACGAACGACGAGATCATCGAGGGGCTACGGGACGCCTGGAACGCTCTCGGCGCGCCGGCCAGCGGGTACACCGCAGCCGCCGCCGGGGACCCAGGGGCCGAGTACCTGAACATCACCGCGGACGCCGCGGGCACCTGGATCTCGGTGCAGGTCGACAACCTGGCCCTCCTCGGCATCGTGCAGAACCACGACGCCCCGGCGACGCCGTCGAACGACTACCTGACCGAGGACCTCGACGCGATCAAGCTCGAGTCGGCGGCCTGGTACGGCATCATCAACATGTTCAACTCGACCGACGAGATCGAGACGATCGCGGACTGGGCGGAGGCGAACAAGAAGATCTTCGCGCCGGCCAGCAACGACAGCTCGATCCTGACGACCACCCTCGCCGCCGGCGACGACGCCGCCGCGTCGATCGTCAACAACGGCATCCGGCGCACGGGCGTCGCCTCGCACTCCGCGCCGGTCGAGGCGATGGACGCCGCCGAGATGTCGCAGCTCCTGGCGGCCGACCCGCCGGGGTCCTTCGACATCCACCTGAAGACGCTCGCGACCGTCGTGGTGGACGCCCCGACCGACTCGCACATCGTCAACCTGAAGGCGAAGCGGTGCAGCTTCTACGTCCAGCTCGGGGGCACGAACAACGTCTTCGGCGGCTGGACCGGGACCTCGTGGCTCGACCTGGTGCACGGTCTCGACTACTACCACGCGAGGATGGCCGAGGAGATCTTCGGCAACCTCCGCGAGCAGGACAAGACCCCGATGGACGAGGGCGGCCTGGCCACGGTCGAGGCGGCGATCTCCAAGGTGCTCGACGAGGCGGTCGAGGATCGCTTCTTCTTGGCCGAGCCGAAGCCGGTGGTCGTGATGCCGGACCTCGACGACATCTCGGACGCCGACAAGGCGGCGCGCTTCCTGGACGGCGTCGGCTACACGGCGACGACCTCCAGCGGGATCCACACGGTCAGCGGGTCGGGGACGGTCACGCTGTAACGAGGAGCGAGGAGCACGGACATGGCGAACTACGCATTCGATCCCTACAACTCGATCCTCATCATCGACGGCTACCGCGTCACCGCCTTCGACGACGGCACCATGATCGAGATCGAGGCGAACGAGGACGACTTCAAGTCCTACCACGGGGCCACGGGCGCCAACTGGGTCAAGCAGAAGGACCACGGCGTCAAGATCACCTTCACGACCCGCGGGGACTCGGCCGACAACGACGTCCTGTCGGCGAAGCGGAACGTGCAGCGCGCGGTCCCGGCGCCCGCGTTCGAGTGCCTCTTCAAGGAGGTCAAGGGGACCACGAAGGTGGCGGCACATCGCTGCCGCTTCGTGAAGATGCCGAAGGTCGAGCGCGGGACCGATCACCCGAAGGTCATGTGGACCGTCGAGAGCCTCGCGGCCGACAGCACCATCGGGAGCATGGTCTGATGCCCGAGCGCGTGATCGGCGGGAAAAAGTACGAGCTGCAGCGCCTGCCGGCTCGGCGGCAGTTCGCCGCGCTGGGGCGCATCCAGCAGCTCCGGCGGTCGACCGGCTTTCAGACTCCGCTCGACCTGCCCGAGGACCTGGTCGACACCCTGCTGGAGACCGCGACGATCGACGGCGAGCAGCTCCTGCCGGTCATCGACGAGGTGCTCTCCGGCAAGATGGGCGACATGGTCAGCGTTCTGGCCTTCGCGCTGGAGGTGAACTTCGCGGGTTTTTTCAGCGCACGGCCCGGCAAAGGCAAAGCCGAGCCAGCAGTGGTCGACCCCGCCGTCCCCTCCGAGGGGTAGAGCGCCTCGCGGCGACGTGGCCCGTCGACCGGCTCGTGCTGAAGGGAGTCGCTTCACTCGAGGAGATCAACCGGTCGTGGGACATGTGCCTCGTGCTGGATTACAACGAGTGGCTCGACGCGCTCGAGGAAGCGGCCGAGGAGTGATCTGATGGCCGCCGGCAAGTCCATCCGCGAAGTCAGCGCGAAGTTCGTCCTCAAGGTCGACAAGTCCGGCTTCAAGCAGGCCGAGGCGTCGATCGAGCACCTCAAGGGGAACCTCGCGCCGACTGCCGCTGGGAAGGCCGCGGGCAAGTCGCTGAGCTCCGGGCTCGCCCGGGTCGAGCAGCAGTTCGGCGGCCTGTTCGACAGCATCAAGAGCGGGGTCGACGGCGCCGGAGGCTCGCTCGGGGACCTGGCCGGCGGGCTCGGCAAGGGGGGCCTGGGCGGCGCGCTCACCGGGATCGGCGCGGGCGTCGCGGTCGTGGCTGCCATCACGGCGGGGCTGACGAAGCTGGCCCTCGCGAGCGCCAAGGTCGCCGACGAAGCCGACAAGATGGCGCAGCGCACGGGCATCTCGACCGACGAGTGGCAGCGCCTGGCCTACGCGGGGAAGATGGCGGGCGCCGGGGCCCAGGATCTCAAGGCCGCGCTGCAGCAGGTGGCGGACACCTACGAGGACGCGCGCAAGGGGGGTGGGGAGCAGATCAAGACGCTGCGCGCGCTGGGCCTGACGTGGCGCGACCTCAAGGGCCAGTCGCCGGCGCAGATGCTGGAGACGATCTCCGACCGGCTGGTCAAGCTGCCGCCGACGGAGCGCATCGCGGTGGCGAAGAAGATCGGCAAGTCGTGGGCAGACCTGTTGCCGCTGCTGAGCGCCGGCGGTAAGGGGCTCAAGGAGGCGGGGGACGAGGCGGCGAAGTTCAACCTCGTGATGAGCGAGGACCAGATCAAGACGTCGGTCGAGTTCAACGACAACTGGACGCGGACGACGTCGATCCTCGAAGGCTTCCGCAACATGCTGGCGAAGGACCTGATGCCGCTCCTGAACGAGACGGTGAAGGCCTTCGTCGACTGGTACAAGGCGAACAAGCAGATCATCGACCAGCGGGTGCAGATGACGGTGGAGGGGATCGCGGGGGCGTTCAAGCTGGCGTACTACTCGCTGCAGCCGTTCATTGCCGCGGTTGAGGCATCGGTTGCGCCACTCAAGTTTCTATTCGAGGTACTGGAGAGTATCTGGGTTTGGTCGAAGGGTGGCGACTCGCTCATCGGTGACATGTTCACGACGTCCTCCGAGAAGCTGAAGGAGTGGGCCTACGACGTCGAGCAGGCCATGAAGTCCATCATCCCCGTCGAGGCGTGGCTCCAGGCCATCGACGAGTTCATCTTGAAGGCGCTCGACCTCATGGGCCCGCTAGCTGGCCCTCTCGGCATGGCCATGGCCCGCGGCAAAAGTCCCACGCGCGCCCTGGCTGGCCCAGTGACCGGGCAGAGCACGGGCATTCTCGACCTGGTGAAGAACCTCGGCGCCGGCGCGTTCCGCTTGCCCGCGGTGATTCAGGGCCTCGCAGGTGGTCCGGCGGGTCCACAGCCCGTCGCGAGCGGTCCCAACGGCGAGCCGATCTACGCGGCGCCGATGCCATCGATCCCCGCACCTTCGATCCCGGAGGGCCCGCAGTCGCTGCCCCCTGGTGACAAGAACGTCAGCGTCAATCAGTCGGTGGTCATCAACGGCGCCACCGACGAGAACAAGGTTCGCTCCATCGTCGAGGAAGCGAACATGTCGATGTGGCGGGAAGTGCAGGCGAGCTACTGATGCTCATCCAGGCACCCAACAACGTGATCATCGAGCTCGACGCCTTGCTCAAGTTCAAGTACAAGGCGGACGTCGAGGTGACGAAGCTGCCCGTGGAGAAGGGCGGCAAGATCTCCGACAACGCGTCGAGCCAGCCCGAGGAGCTGGAGATCGAGGGGCTGGTCACCGACGCGGAGATTGCGGGGAGCGCGCAGACCGCCTACCAGCAGTTCAACGATCTGCGCGAGCAGCTCGTCACCATCGTCGCGGGGTACGACTTCTACGACAACTACTCGCTGACCACGTTCGAGTTCAACGAAGACCACACGACCGGCGAGGCGCTGTTCGTCAAGGCGTCCTTCCGGCGTGTCACGCAGGTCGAGCTGCAGTTGACGACCGTGGCGGTAAAGCGGACGACGAGCAAGAAGAGCAAGGGCCCGCAGTCAACCACGGCGGTGAACCAGGCGCCGCAGCCGCCGCCGCAGCTCCGTGATGCTTTCTACACGAGAAATCCGGCACTCATTGGCCAGTGGCGGAGTAGTGGGGGCTGACGATGGCCACCCTCGAGATTCCTCTCGACAGCGTCGACGCGTACTTCGACGTCCAGGTCACGCTTGACGGCGTGGCGCTGTTGCTGACGTTCCGCTGGAACGCGCGCGCTGAGGCCTGGTACCTGGACATCTCGACGGCCGAGGGCGACGTGATCACGGCGAGCCGCAAGGTCGTGATCGATTGGCCGCTCATGCTCCGCGGCTTCCGCGACAGTGATTCGCGCCTCCCCCCGGGGCATCTCTCCGCGGCCGACACGTCCAACGCCGGCCTCCGGCCCGGACGCTACGACCTGGGCGGGCGGGTGAAGCTCTACTACCGCGACGCCGAGGACATCCTGGCGCTCATGGAAGAGAACGCATGACGCTCGCCTGGCAGCGCCAAATGCGGCTGCAAGTCGCCCCGCCGTTGCCGACGGGGTATAGGGCGAACGTCCAGCAGGCCATCAGCATCGAGGCGCTGCGGGTGGTCTTCAAGGTCAAGCGGACCCTGAAGAAGGAACCCAGCCACTCCAAGATCACGATCTACAACCTCGCGCCGGCGACCCGCGCGCAGTTCTCGCCGGGTAAGGACGCGCGGGTGTGGCTCTCGGCCGGCTACATCGGCGCGGTGGGCGAGATATTCCAGGGTGACGTGACCTATGCCCAGGCCAGCCGGGAGGAGCCTGACTCGCTGCTCGAGCTCGAGCTGGGTGACGGGGCCCGTGCCTACAAGCATGCGCGGGCAGCGGAGAGCTTCGCTCCCGGCACGACGCGAGGGGACATCCTCCGGCGCCTCGTGGCGCAGTGCGGGCTCGACCCGGGAAACGCCCCCGACTACTACAACGCGCTCACGGGCCAGGCTGTCAACGGCTACTCGGTTGACGGCCAGGTGCAGCGCTCCCTGACCGAGGTCCTCGCGGCGGAGCACCTGACCTGGAGCGTGCAGGGCGGCGCGATCCAGATCCTGCCGGCTGTCGGCTACGTGGCGAAGCCGGCGATCCTGCTCACGCCGTTGACCGGGCTCATCGGGTCGCCGAAGTGGGGGTCGCCGGAGAAGAAGGGCGGGAAGCGGACGCTCAAGTTCCAGTCGTTGCTCCAGGCGCAGCTCGTGCCGGGCGGGCGAGTGCAGCTCGAGGCGGAGGACGCGAAGGGCGTCTTCGTCCTCCAGAAAGTGGAGCACACCGGGGACACGCAGGGCGGCAAGGACTGGGTGTCTGACTGCGAGGCGGTGCCGGTATGACGGCGCGCGTCGCGGGCCCCGGTGAGGCGATGTCGGAGCGGCTGGCGGCCTCCGGCGCGGACCTGCGCGTGGCGGGCCCGGGCCGGATCAAGACCCTGAGCGCGGACAAGCAGCGCGCGGATATCGAGCCGCTCGTCAAACGCGGGTACGAGGACGAGACTGGTACGCGCCAGGCGCCAGTCCCGCCGGTGATCTGCAATGTGCCCGTGATGCACCCGGCGGCGCCGGCGTTCGCGGCGCTCAAGGCCTACCTCGACCAGCTCGAGCTGGCCTTCAACGGGCTGCAGGCCCAGGCTCTGGCCTGGTCAGTGGTGCGGCCGTCCGTGCCAGCCGGCGCCGACCTGGTCGTGCCCGTTGAGGTCGGCGACACCGGCCTGCTGGTCTTCGCCGACGACTCGCTCGACATCTGGCTCTCGAAGGGCGGCCTCGTTGACCCGCTCGACGATCGGCACCACGCGCTGAGTGACGCGGTCTTCATTCCGGGCCTGCGACCGTTCTCGAATCCGATCAGCGTGCCGCCATGACGATCACCACCGTGATGCTCGACCCCGACACCGGCGACCTCGCCGACGTCAACGGTCGCCAGGTCATCCTCGAGGGTGTCGACGCGATCAAGCAGACGCTGCTGTCGCGGCTGCGCACGTTCCTGGGCGAGGTCTTCACCGACACCACCAAGGGCGTACCCTGGCTCCAGGAGATCCTTGCGCTCAAGGGCGTGAGCACGACCGACGTCGGCGGCATCCTGCGCCGCGAGATCCTGGCGAGCCCGGACATCGTCTCGTGCGGCGCGGTCACCGTGACGCTGGACAACGCCGCGCGCTCGGTCGCCGTGAGCTTCCACGCGAAGGCCTCCACCGGCGAAGACGTCGCGGTTGAGGACGAGGAGCTGGTCTGATGGCCTACGGACTGACTGCGGCGGGCTTCATCCCGAAAACGATCGACGACATCATCCTCGAGCTCGAGGAGTCCTACCGGAGCACCTTCGGGCAGGACATCGACCTCGACGAGAGCTCGCCCTACGGCCAGCAGATCGCCATCGACGCCGAGCGCGAGGCCGCGGTGTGGGCCCTGGCCCAGGCCCTCTACGATGCGTTCGAGCCCGCGAACGCCGAGGACGATCAGCTCGACGGCGTGTGCCGCATCACCGGGACCATCCGCGAGGGCGCGACCTACTCGACGATGACCGTGCGCTGCTACGGCACGCCCGGGACCGTGCTCCCGGTCGGCCGCGTGGTCAGCGTGGTGAGCACGGGCGTGAGGTTCGCCAGCATCGCCGAGGGCACCATCGCGGTGTTCCCGAGCGACGAGTACGCGGACATCGTCTTCCAGGCCGAGGAGACCGGGCCGCTGGTCGCGCTCGCCGGAGCGCTCACCATCGAGACCCCGGTGGCCGGCTGGGACACGGCCGAGAACCTCGAGAACGCCGACGTCGGCCAGGATGTCGAGACGGATACCGACCTGCGCGTGCGCCGCGAGGAGGAGATGCGGACGGCGAGCAACGCGGCGCACGAGGCCATTCGCGCGCGGGTGCTCACACTGACCGACCAGGTCGAGGCCTGCGTCGTGTTCCAGAACTGCACGGACGCCACCGACGGCGACGGGTTGCCGCCGCACTCGGTCGAGGTGGTCGTGCTCCTCGGGGCAGGGGCCGACGAGGAAGAGGTGCGGTCGGCCGTGTTCGCGGCGGTAGGCGGAGGCATCCAGTCGTACGGCAGCAACGAGGGCACCGTCGAAGACTCGGCCGGTACGCTGCAGCCGGTCTGCTTCTCGGAGGCGGCCTCCATCGACATCTACGTGTCGTGCGACCTCACCTACGACGCGACCGAGTACCCGGCGGACGGCGACACCCTGGTTCGTGACGCGCTGCTGACCTACGGCAGCACGTACACCATGGGGCGCGACGTGCAGGCCTCGCGCCTGATCATGGCGCTGAAGGACATCCCCGGCATCCTCTCGGCGACGGTGCTCGTCGGGACGACCAGCCCGCCGGCCAGCGCGAGCGTCACGATCACCGCGCGCCAGATCGCGGACTTCGACAGCAGCCGGATCACGGTCACGAGCGCCGCGGGAGATCCGTAGTGGCGAAGCCCGAGCACATCACGACCCACGCTGAGCTGGCGCTTGCGCGCGTGCTGCAGCAGTACGTTTCAAAGCCGCGCATCGAGGGTCAGATCTCCGCGCACGCGGCGCAGAAGCAGGCCGCCGAGGACGCGCTCTGGCAGCTCATGACGGAGCAGTACCTCGGTGCCGCGGTGGGCTGGCAGCTCGACCGACTGGGCGCGGTGCTCCTCGAGCCCCGTGGCGCGCTCGAGGATGCGCAGTACGCGCTCGCCCTCGCGGCGCGGATCCGAATGCTGCGCTCGAGCGGCACGGTGCCCGACATCCTCGCGGTGTTCGACGCGCTGATCCCCGGCGGGACCAAGCGGCTGATCCAGCACTGGCCGGCCAGCGAGACGCTCTTCCTCGACGACGCCATCGACGGCGACAACGCGGCGCTCTTCGCGTCGTTTCTCGAGCGCGCGAAGGTCGCGGGCGTGGCGGCCCGCCTGGTCTACTACACGGGCGAGGCGGGGCGGCTGCTCACCCTGACGGGGACGACCCAGGTGAGGACCACGCTGGACGGTGAGCACCTCGCGGGCGTGGCCACGCTGACGGTCGCTGACACGACGGGCTTCCCGGCGAGCGGGTATCTCGCGCTCCTCGGCGGCACGAAGGAGATCGTCGAGTTCGCGAGCAAGACCGCGACGGAGTTCGTGCTCGTCGGGGTCACCGCGCAGGACCACGCGACGGCGAGCGATGTTGTGCCGGGGACCACGCTGTCGAGCGCCAGCTTCACGATCGGGCAGCTCACGGGAGTAGAGGAGGCATAGGCAGATGGCAAAGCCGACGAGAGTGCTCCGCTGGGCCAGCGTCTCGGGACGCACCGAGCCGACCGCGGCCGAGAAGGACAACGGGCTCGCCGAAGGGGATGGCCTGCCGGCCGAGTACCTCAACGACAGCCTCGGTGTCGCGGGTGACTGGACCGACTGGATCGACGATCGTCTGTTCGACGCGTACACCATCCCGACGATGGGGAGCGACTGCCGCCTCACGGGCGACCCGGACGAGGGGCTGACGGTTGCAAACGAGGCGGCCACACTGCTGCCGGTGAACTGCGCGCAGCCGGTCAGCGACGCCGTGAATCAGGCTGTCACCGTCGCGTATCTCACCAAGTGCATCATGAACTTCATCGGCTTCGAGCATGACTACGACAGCTCACCGCTGGAGATCGTCACCGCCACGAAGACGTACATGCCGTTCTCCGACTTCACCCCGACCATCACCGGCCAAGGGGTGAACGTCAACGCGTCCACGCTGGAGTTCGACGAAGTGGGTATCTATCACATCGACGTGTCGCTCCGGTGGGTCAACGGGCCAGCGTCGGCATACGCGAGGTCACTGATCGTCGACGTGGGTGGGACCGAGCACAGGGCGTTTCTGCACAACGAGGTGTCGGGCGCCGTGGCCAGGACGCAGCAGTACTCGCTGGACGTCGAGATCGGGAACATCTCCACCGACATCCTCAAGGTCGCCGCCTACCAGGCCAGCGGCTCCAGCGACTACGTGCAGGTGGTGAACGTCACCGTGCATCAGGTGGCGAAGCGTGTGGTGTAGGAGGACATCATGGGCGACAACGACCCGAAGACCGTGAACGAGCGAATGCCGATCTACGGCGGCAAGCTGGACGTGATTGGCGAGAACGCGACCGACGACGAGGTGCAGCGCGAGGCCGGCGACGTCATCGGCCAGGACCTCACCCAGGGGCCCAAGAGCGACGTGCAGGATGCGATCCACGTCTACAACGACGGGCTCAAGGACGGCCCCGCGAAGCTCGACCTCGCGTTCAAGGCGGCGAAGGCCGTCTTCACGAAGGGCGAGCGCCACGTCCTCCCGGAGGACTGGGCGCAGCTCGCGGCCATCTTCGGCCCCGACATGATCAACCTCGTCAAGGCGCTCGTGCTCCTCGTGAAGTAGGGCCATGGCCTACGTCGACCGCAACGGGCTGCTGTGGAGCGAGCAGGGTGATGTGCTCGGGGTCGAGCACCTCATGCGCGGCTCGGACTTCGGCCCACTGAAGACGCCCGACGCCAAGCCGGAGATCCTGGTCTGGCACCTGACCGGCCATCGCGTGCCCTTCGGGGCCAACGACTCGAAGCGCGACGGCACGGAGGGCATGGCGAAGCGGGTGGCCGCGGGGAGCGCGCGCTACTACGCCCACGGCTACCTGGGACGGGATGGGATGCTGTTCCAGGTGCTGCCGTTCACCCGGAGCGCGATCCACGTCGCCGGGCGCTGGCGCGGGCAGGAGACGAACCGGATCTCGAACGGCATCGAGGTCTCGAACGCGGCGTACTGCCGGACCAACGGCAAGGCCCCGGGCTTCGAGGTCGACCCGGAGCGGGAGGACTACCGCGCGCACGGGGCGCTCCTCTGGCAGATGCTGACGGAGCCGCAGAACTCGGCGATCCTCGAGCTAGCCGAAGCGTGGCAGCGGTGGACCCGGGCCGACGTGGACGACTGCCTCCGCGGCCATCACGACGTGGACCCGGACTCGAGCCACATCGACCCCGGGCCCGAGCTCCGCGCCTACCTCGATGGCCCGGTCAAGGCGCACCTCGAGCGTACCCGGGCGGAGGTCGTGGAGTGATCCTGCTCGCCTCCGTGCCGTGGTGGTCGACGTTCCCGTGGGGCTCCGTGGGGGCGGTCGGCGTCGTCATGGGATTCGTCATCGGCGCGCTCAAGCTGGCGGTCATGTTCGGCGCTGAGAGGCAGCGTGGAGTCGACCACGAGCGCCGGCTGCTCACGCTCGAGGGCAAGGCCGACGGCGTCCCCGACGAGGTCGACCACGAGGTGAGCCAGCGCTACCACTCCGTCGAGAGCGCGGCCGAGCAGCTCCGCAAGAACCTGACGCAACTGTTCCGCGCCGTGCGCCAGTTGCAGCGGTCCCTCGACTTCATCAGGTGGCGCTGCGAGTCGATCAACGGCCCACCGTCGCAGGTGATGCAGTCCGACGACGTGTCCGACGAACTGACCCTCGAGCCGCCAACCGCGGCAGGAGACAAGCCATGAATCGCAAAGCGAAGATGTTCTGGTGTCCCTGGGCCGCGGCGATGGGTCTGGCCTGCGGCATGATCCTCGTGGGAGCGTTCGCGCCGACCCAGGCCGGCGCGCAGGTTGAGGCCAAGAAGGTCGCCGTGGCGAAGGTTGCCAAGCTCGAGGTTGGCGTTCCGGCTTCCATGGCCTACGTGGACGTCCGCGCCCTCGTGGCGACCTCGCAGCCGAGCTCGCGTCCCGCGGTGGTCGCGGCGCAGGTGCAGCCGGAGGACGTGCAGGGCACGGCCAACGTGGTCCGCGACGCCATGCGCACGAGCAACTGGCGGCTGGTCGTGGTCGCGGGACTCCTGCTGTCAGTGCTGCTCCTGCGGAGGCTAGCCGGCTTTCTACCCGCCCGAGCGGCGGCGTGGGTCCACTCCGACAGGGGAGGAGCGACGCTCGCGCTCGCGACGGGGGTCCTGACCGTGGTCGTCAACGGCATGGTCGCAGGCGGGAAGTTTGATCCGCAGCTCCTCATCGACGGCGTGCTGGCGTCGGCGACCGCGGCCGGGTCGTTCAACATCGCCAAACGGCTGGCAAAGCCGAGCGACCGACAGGCCACTCCGGACGGGCAAGACACCCCACCGCTCAGATAAGGGAGATCGTTCATGCTTGGCTATGTCACAGAAGTACTCGAGGTGAAGCAGTCCCAGGCCGAGGGGGAGAACCGCGGCGCGGCGTGCTCCTCCATCCACTACAGAGACACGGTGATCGTGGCCAACGCCGGTCACGCTGACAACACCATTCGCATCCTCGGCTCGCAGCTCGAGACCGGTGACGACGACTGGACCGTCATCGCCGACCCGATCACCGGCTCGACGGACAACCTGCCGATCAGCATCTTCGGCTCATGGGCCCGCATCCGAATGGAGACGTACGTCTACGTCTCAGGTACGCCGACGGCGCGGCTCTCAGCGCGCTGGGTGTAGTCGTGACCAACTGGTTCGTGAATGCCAACGGGAAGCTCATCCCCGGGAGGACCGTGTCCGTGGCGGCCACGGCCGGGACGCTGGTCGCCGTGATCGCTGCTACCTGGATGTACCAGGGGCCGTACGACGCCATACCGTCGCCGACGGATCTCACGGCAACGGCGACCAACCGCGCCAGCCTCACCCTGGAGTGGACGCAGCCGCGCACGCTCAAGAGCCGGCCGGTCGAGCACAACCTGATCCGGGCATGGGGCAGTAGTCATCGGTTTGGGTGTCAGAAGAGGCAGAAGCTGGACGCCGGAACCTACTCGAAATCGTGCATCCTGGCAACGGACGCAGGGGCTGTCTCATGTTACCGCTCAGACGCTGGCGCGAGGATTTCCTGCGACTACGAGAAGGAGAATCCCGACGCCGGCGTCATCCCGCTGCCCGACGGAGGCATGGCCAAGGTCTTCAACACCGACGCCATCATCACGTTCTGCTGGTGCAACCGAGGGAAGGCCGACGAGAAGATCCCGCCGAGCTACCCGTACGAGGTGTTCCCGTGCACGGTGGGGGCCGCATGCGCGCCATGACGCTGCTGGCGCTGTCGCTGATCGGATGCTCGCGAGGGCCCGCCCCGGTGGAGCCAGGCGTTGACCGCCTCGGCGAGTGCACGGTACGACTGCTGGCACCGCCGCCCGGCGCGCGCATGACGCGGCTTCGCGACGTGCGGCCGGACCTGCCCGGCATCCAGGTTCCGGTGATGTTCGAGGCGAGCCCCGGCTGCAAGGGGCACGAGGTGACGGTCGGCGTGCAGGGTGGCGAGTTCGTGCGCTACCCGGAGATCGTCACCACTGGTCCGCTCACAGTGCCGGACCTGACCATCGTGACCACCGACCACGAGCCGTCTCATCCCGTCGATCTGTACGTGCGGCTGACCAGGCCACCACAGAGCATCTGAGGAGGTTCGCCGTGGCGTCGGTGATAAACAAGACCCTCGATCAGACGTACCTGATCGCGCGCACGGCCGAGGCGATGGCGCGACTCGCCAGGAATGAGGCGCTGGTTCTGGCTGCCTCCGATGCTGCGCTGGAGGCAGGCATTGCTCTCCTGATGGCGCGCTCCTGCGTGCGGACCCCAGGAAACGGGGTCTCTGCCGCGGTTGCCGACGCTGCCGTTCACAGCCTCGGGACCATCCAGGCCAACACCCCCTACGGGTTGCGGATCCTCGCATCCACCGATGGGGAGACCGTGCTGGGGCACTACCGGACGGACACGGTGGACCCGGACAACAACGACACCCCCATCTCGGGAGGGGATCCGGAGCATATCATCCAGCTCGCCGTCGCCGGGGCGGTCCGCGTCATCCGTGACACGACCTACACCAACAACTTCACGGCATACCTCTACCCCCTGAATGGGGGCGCCATCACGTCGGAGGCGTAGTCCATGGCGGCCATCGACATCCTGATCGCCAAGTCCTGTATCCGGGCTCCAGGGAACGGGGCCACGGCGGTGTCCGTGACGGATGGCGATGTTCATGCCCTCGGAACTCTCCAGGGAGGGTATATCTACGAGCTGCGCATCCTGCCCAACACGGAGGGAGATGTGGTGTGCTGCCACTACCGCAGCGACGGGGTGACCCCGGACGCCAACGACGCGCCGTGCATGGGCTCAGATGGAGGGCACATCATCATCCCGGCCGGAGCCACGGGGGTCAGCGTCATCCGTGACGCGACCTACACTGATAACTTCACGGCGTGGCTCACCCCGATGGACGGGGGCTCGATCACCTGATGGGAGCAACCAGCCGACGACCGTTCGGGGTGGGGAGCCAGCGCCTGGTGGGGCCTCGCATCGGGTCGGTGGTCGTGCCGTACGTCGTCCCACCAGCGTCGTACTTCGCCGGGTCTGACAAGGTGGTCAAGGTAGCAATCTCTGACGGCTCGGTGCTCGGTTACGTTGACGTGTCGCTCCCGGGTGGCGTCCGTGGGCTGACGTTCGATGGTGAGTACATCTGGGCGCACAACGCTGCCAACCCGACCAAGATTCTGAAGATCGATCCTGTCTCGCTTGCCATCCTCGGCACCTACTACCACGGGAACGCTTCCGGGTACAATCAGATCGCCTTCGACGGGACCAATCTCTGGATCACTAACGACGCGAATGTGAGCGCTGTCTGCTTCGACCGCGGCGGCACCTTCGTGCTCGACACCGGGAACAAGACGCTCGGCGGCACGTGGAGCATGGCCCGGGGGCTGGCCTACGACGGGCGCGGCTCTCTGTGGGGCGTTTGCGACAACTACGATACGCGAGTCGTCAGGGTCAACGCTGGGTCAGGGAACGTTTCGTATTACAGCACCGGAGGTCCGTTCTCACGGACTTTGACTCCTGGGACAGTCGCAGGGAACTACGTGTACTTTCTCACCAGGACCGTCGGAATGAACACCGAGGAGTACCTGACGAGGGTGGGCCTGCTCGGTGGCTCCGTTACAAACACGCACATTGGCACGGGCTGGGCCAACGGCGGCAGCATTGTCTCTGACGACACATACCTCTACATGACTGGCAGCAGCAACTCGCGCGTGAAGAAGTGGAGGATCTCAGACTACAACGAGGAGTGGGACGTCTCGTCACAAGGGATTGGGCACCTGTGCCTCGACGGCTTGGGCAACGTGTGGGACCACTGGTATGGAACCTTCCCTACCACGCACGTTCGCCTCAGTTCCGACGGGACTAGAGCCGACTTCTACAACGCGAACATCAGCAACATCCCTGGGATTTGCTGTAGTGGTTATGTTCTGCCCATGGCATGAACCGCGGGACTAGATGCTTTCCCTTTCCCACAGCGAGCAGGCCGCACGGGTGACCGCGTGGCGTGACCACGGCGACCAGCGAGCCCTCGCCGAGCTGGTCTTGGCCAACCAGGGCATGGTGAAGCAACTCGCCAAGCGCTATCACCGAGAGCGCCAGTGGCCCGAGAGCGAGGACCTCGAGGCCGAGGGCCAGGTCGGAATCATGATCGCGGTGCAGCGGTGGCGTCCCGACGGCGGTTCGAGTTTCCCGAGCTACTGTTTCGACTGGGTGCGCAACCGGATCGCCGAGTTCGCCAACACGCAGCGCACGACCATCACGATCCGACGGGGCTCTGGTCCGCTGAGGCAGGACGCTCGGGGTCGGTGCCAGAAGAAGGCCGGCACGCTGCCGGGGTACCCGACGGTCGGCTCGCTGTACGATCCCGTGCGACTCGGCAGTAAGACGCGGTTAATCGACAGCCTGGAGGCGCCCGACTGGCAGCGCCGCCTCGAGGCCGGCATCGACGTGCAACGGCTGCTGTCGCACGCTCGACCCGTTGACCGGCGAGTAATCGAGCGGATGTTCCTCGTGGGCGACGACCCGACGGAAGCGCAGGTAGCGGCCGATCTTGGCCTGCAGGCCGGGGGCTCGTTCTGGTTCATGAAGATGCGAGCGCTGCGCGAGATGCGGGCTGCTGCGTAGGCGGTGGGTTCTTCGTGAGCGGCGGCAGACCGGCCTCGATTCGCAGCCGGTTGGCGAGTCGGTGTAGATCACGATACCTCCGACGGCGGTCAGGCGCATATCTCGGAGGGTGCGACGGTTCTCGACGGGGGTTCAGGATGGGTGGGCTAGGAGATGCGCTCGGGCTCGAGCACGGCGAGGACCTCAGAGACCGCCGCCTCGTAGCGGAGGCGCAGCTCGCGGCGCATGCGCTCGGCGCGCTCGCGGTAGTGCTCGCTCGGTGGGAGGCCCAGCAGGTAGGCGGTGGGGTCGTAGCCGCAGAGGTAGTCGGCGACGGCCTGCGGATCGGCGCAGACCTCGGCCGAGTAGTGATCGACCTCGCCCTCCCAGCGGGTGCGGTAGGCGACGGCGACGACGTAGTGGTCCACGACCGTGCGGCGCGGGAACACGCGAGCGATGCGAGCAGCGGAGCCCATCTCCGCGCTCATTTGCACGCCTCCACGGCGGCGCGGAGGGCGCGTAGGGTCGCGCACTCGTGACACTGGCACTCCACCTTTGTGACATTGTGGCATTCGACGATCGTGGCGTAGTCCAGCACGGCCTGCGCCGCCGCCCGCAGCGCATCCCGCTCCTCGGTCACGCGGGCGAGGTCGGCAGTCAGCCGCTTGGACTCGGCGTTGGCCTGATCAAATGCCCATTGCAGATCGCTCATGCTCACCTCTCCCAGATGGTTTTGTCGACGGCGGCGTCGACGGCGGCAAAGAGGCCACGCCACTTCTCCAGCACCGAGGCATCGGACGACCTCGGTGGCCTGATCACGTCGCAATCGTGTATGGCCAGGGCAGCCCCACACAGCGCGTCCAGCTCGGCGTGCAGGCGTCGCAGGTCCGCGCGCAGGCGCCCGCACTCCTTGGCCGCGTCCTCGGTCACGCGGGAGAGGTCGGCGCGCAGCATCCCCAGCCGCACGCGCTCGGCCTCCAGAGCGTCGACCAGCCGCAGGTTGTCCGCGCGCAGGCGGGCGATCTCATGCTCCATCGAAGACATCATGTCGAGCGTCGTGGTCATCGCTTCCCTCCCGGCCACTCGGGCAGCCCGCTGGCCCGTCCGTCGGCCTCGGCTTCGGCGCGGGCGGCATCTCCGGCGTGCTCCCCCCGCGACACTCGGCGCAGTCGGCCACGTTGTGCCGCGAGCAATAGGGGTAGTCGTCGTCGGACCCCTGCGGCCGGCGGTCGGCAAGGAAGGCGTTGATGGCCTCGGTGGTCTGCCGGTAGAGGTGGCCGTGCTCCGCGCGCCAGTCCTCCCACTCCAGTATTAGCCCGTGCTCGTCGCTCACGTCCGCGGCTCCTCTTGCATACGCAACCACTCGGCCATTCGCATCACCCGGCGGGCGAAGTCATTGACCATGCATCTCCCCGTGTTGTATGCGCCGATGGCCCGTGCCAGCGAGCCCTGGCAGTGGTCGACTAGGTGGGCCAGCAGTTCCGCCGCCGCCCAGATGGCCAGCTCGGGGTCGAGGGCCTGCCGGTAGGTGAAGGTGCGCCGGACGCCCCGCTGGCGCTGCAGGCGGCCCACGGCGGCCGCGCCCGAGCGGGTGAACTGGGCGATGCCGGCCGCGCCGGTCCGCCGATTCACCCGGCCGGACTGGTGGCGGCTCTCGACCCAGAGGAGGCGGTCGAGGACGAACGGGTCATGCTTCCAGCGGTCAGCCGCGGCCGCGATGGTCAGCGCGTAGGGGCCGCGCTGCGTGGCCCTGTAGGCGCGCTGCTCCAGGGACGGCTGGGAGGTCGGCGGAGCGTGGTCAAATCGATCCTGGGGCACGGGGCGCAGCCTGGTGGCCTGCTGGGAGGCCGGCTGGCTGTGCGCCGGCCGCTGGGGCGCCACGCGCGGGGCCGTCGTCCCGGGCGCCAGGGCGGCGCTGCCGGAGAGCACCGAGGCCAGGGCGGCGCAGGCCAGCGCCCAGTCGGTCAGGTCACCGTGCTCGTCGCGCTCGTCGAGGTCGTCGCTCACGGAATGCCTCCCTTGGCGTAGTGCTCGGCGTCGGCTGCCGCCTTGATGAGTATCCCGCCAAGCTTCCGGGCCTCGAACGGCGTCATCGTGAGCCGCACCTCGGGCTCTCCCAGGCGCATAGCGCGCTGTTCGAGGACCACCAGCGCCGCCGAGTGCCAGACCTCGGCGTACACGATGCGCTCACCAACGCGACCCGCCTCGTGAGACTCCTCGGCCGGCACGGGGGCCCCCAGGGCGGCCGCGAGGCCCGAGGCGATGACTCGCCGAGCCCGGGTCACCTGGGCACCTTGCGCAGGTCGTGGAGCGCCATGATGCAGAAGCCCGGCTTCAGTCCCCACTCGGGGACGTTTTGCAGGACGAAGGACACCTTGGCGAGGATCTCCCGGCCCGTGTAGTCGTCCTCCTCGGACCACTCCCGCAGCCGCAGCACGTCGCCCTCGGCGAAGTCGCGGTCGTTGCGCCGCAGCTCGAACGCCTTGCGCCCGAGCCACATCACCTCGAACACGCCCGGCCAGGTCTTCAGCTCGTGGGTTTTCACGGCTTGCTCCAGTCGAACAGGTCGCCGCACGCCAGCTTCGACCGCCGCGCCGCAGGCCGGGCGCCCGTCGAACCAGCGCAGGATGTGGACGACGCGCACGCCGGCGCCGTGGTGCTCGTGTCGTTGTGGCTTCCTCATGCCTGCCCCCATTGCCCCTTGCGCTTCCAGCCCCGGGCCTTCAGCTCGCGGTCGAACTCGCGCCCGGCCGCGTCGATCACCTTGAGGCAGGCCGGGCAGTAGAGCACCTTCCGCCCCACCGGCGCGATCCGCCACGCCCAGCCCGCCGGCAGACGATCGGCGTCCGCGCCCTCCATGCTGACCAGTTCCGGGCAGGCGTCGCAGAGCGCGAGCAGGGACATGGTCAGTCCTCGGATCCCGGCAGCGAGGGCACGCCCGCGCGCTTCATCTTCGCCATTGCGCGCACTTTGACCTGACGCACCCGCTCCCGGGTGAGACTCATCGCTGCGCCGACCTCCTCGAGCGTCGCGCCGCCCCGCGCGGCCACGTCGAGCGCGCAGCTCTCGAGCATCTCCCCTGGCTCGATCTCGGGGAAGTTCATCTTGATCGACCCGGACTTGTTCACGTCCAGGTACAGGTGGTGCTTGCAGCTCACGTAGGGGCACGGCCGCGGCCCGTCCTCGCACTCGGCCCGCGTCGCCGGCAGGGAGCGCGGCAGGAGCGTCGCCGACCTGGGCACCTTCGCCGCCAGGCGCCGCGCCTGCCCGGTGATCTCTCCGCTCGGGCCGTAGGTGTACTCCATCGCGTACAGCCGCCGGCCGTAGAGGATCAGCGTGCGCGCCCGCGGTGCGCTGCGCCGCACGTAGGGTCTGTTGCGGCACACGCCGTTCCCTCCCTGCTCCGGCATCATCATTCCTCGACTCCGACGCCGGCCCGCACCGCCACGGTGTGGCCCGCGTCCAGCTCCTCGAGGCCCTCGACGTCGAGCGCTCCCATGGCCCGGTGCTCCTTGCGGTGCTTCGGCCGCCCGTCGCGCGCCGCGGCACCACGCCGCTGCAGGGCCCTCAGCGCCGGGAGCGCGAGCAGCTCGGGCAACTGCGGCGCGCCCAGGCGCTGCGCCAGCCGCCCGGCGACCTCGTTGTAGTGGCTCACCGCCGCGGTGTGGTAGGCGGTCTCCAGCTCGTCGAGGCTGGCCCGCATGCTGCCGATGCTCTCCAGGATGGTCGCGGTCATGGGGTCGACTCTCCGTTCTGCGCCGTCGTCGGCTCCTCGACCACCTCCGGATCCTCGTAGGTGTGGACCCGGAACTCTCCGACCACGCGCTGCTCGCTGTCGACTACCAGCCAGTGAGCCCAGCGCGTCGGGAAGTTTTCACCGTCCGCCTGTGTGTTGCTCTCCTTCGCCAGCCTCACGATCTTCATGCTCCCCTCCTCTCAGTTCCAGCGCTGCGCCTCGCGGCGGCGCTCTTCGTCCTCGGCCGGGAAGTGCACCGCGTGAAACTGCGCCCGGCGCGCGTTGACCTTGCGGACCGTCCGTGCGTCGAGCCAGCGGTGGTACCGCGGCACCCACCACGGCATGGCCAGCACGGCGAGCCCGAGCACGGCCAGGCCCAGGTCGATCAGCAGATCCCGCGGGCTCACTTCCGGCTGCCCTTCTTCGCCGGCTTCTTCGCCGCGGGCTTGGCCTTCGCCGGAGCCGGCTTCTTCGCGGGCTTCTCCTTCGCGGAGATCTCCTTGCGCGCCTGCGCCTCGAGCGCCTTGCGGTCGAGCTCGAGCAGCTTGCACGCCTTGTCGAGCAGCGTGGTTGCCGAGCCGCCCTGGAAACTCCAGAAGGCGCCGCGCGTGGCGATGATCTCGATGATCAGGCCGCTCAGGTCACCGCCCTGGGCGAGCTGCATCTCCTTGCGGATCGCTCCGGCGATGTCGTATCCGCTGGCATACGCGCCCTTGTTCTTCTTGGCCTCGATGCCGCGCCGCTTCGCCACCTCGGCGAGCGTGTCGTGCCAGCCCCCCTCGAGGAAGCCCTCGCCGATGAACCGGAAGAGGTCGTCGAGGTCGAGGTCCTTGCCCACCGTGTTCGTGTAGAACCTGGCCGCGGCCGCCGCGACCTGGCTCAGCACGTAGATGGTCACCTCGCGCTTGCGCTTCTGCTCGTCGCGCTGCTTCTTCTCGCTGGCCGAGAGGCCCCGGCTGCGCGGCTCGAGCGTGGTGCTGAGCGCCCCCGCCTTCTTGCCCGTCGCCTTGAGCGCCTCGGCGGCCGCCTCCTTGGGCACGAGCTCGTGGATGTTGCCGCGCGCGTCCCGGGCCAGCACCGGCGTCGGCGCCTGCTTGCCGAGGATGGCGCGCCACTTCTTGTTCTTGTCGCCGATCCACTCCTCGTCGTCGAGGTCGACGAAGCCGGAGTTGCGCTCGATCTGCTCCGGGTTGTACTTCGTGAAGACCTTCGCCGCCTCGGCCGGGGCGAGCACCCGCTGCCCCTGGGCCTCCGCCGCGGCCGCGCGCTGCGTCCAGGCCGCGTCCTGCTTCGCCGTGTAGCACTTCGGGTCGGTGCAGACGTCTGCTGACTTCACGTCCGCGAACAGCTCCTTCTGCGTCCCCGTCCGCTTCGGGCACGTCGTGCAGGGCCCCGCCGTCGGCAGCAGGTCCGCGTCCGTCGTCTTGAAGCCCGCCTCCGCCAGCTTGAGCATGTAGTGGCTCTGCACGAACTCGGCGGCCTGGCGGTAGCTCATCAGGGAGCCGTCGTGGTTCTGCCGCGTCAGCTCGATGCACGCCTTCTTCTGCAGCTCGGCGTCCGGGATGCGCGCCAGCAGCAGCGCCGTCGAGGCGTCCAGCTTGCCGTCGAGGAACGCCTTCCGCGCCGTGTCGCCCAGGGCGCACAGCTTGATCCGGCCGTAGACCCAGGTCCGGCTCTTCCCGACCTTCGCCGCGATCTGCTCGGGCGCCTGGCCGTGCTCCTCGTGCAGCTTGCGGTACGCCTCGGCCTCCTCGAGCGGGTGCACGTCCGCGCGCTGGCTGTTCTCGATGGTCTGCAGCTCCAGAACCTCAACGTCGTCCAGCTCGCGGACCATGACCGGGACCGCGACCATGCCGGCCTCGAGGGCCGCGTCGTAGCGGCGCGTCCCGCACACGACCTCGTAGTGGCTGTTGACCGGGCGCACGAGCAGGCTCTGCAGCACGCCCTTCGCCTTCACCGACTCGAGCAGCTCGGCGTCGGCCTTCGCGTCGCGGATCTGCCGCGGGTTCCACGCCGCCGGCTTGATCTGCGCCAGCGACTCGAGGCGCGGGGTACCGGCGATGGCGCCGGGGGAGTCGGCTTCGGTCTTCGTCTTGGTCGTCATGCCTTTCCTCCTCTTGCGGCGAGCTGGGCTTCCCTCTTGGCAGCCCGCATCGCGCTTCTCAGGTCGTCGATCAGTACGTTCATGTAGTGAGCGTCGAGCAGGACCAGCCCATCGGTCTCGACGGAAATGAGCGGTTGCCCGTCTTTCACTACCGACATGAAGGTCACCTCCGCGTCGTTGTTGGCGTCGATGCCGCTGAGAACTCCGAATGCGTCGGAGGGGCTGGACTCCGCCTTCATGGCATTCCTTTCTCGACCGGCTCGAGGGCGCACACGGTCAGCGCGGCGCCCGAGCGGCCGGTCTTCGAGGCGTAGAACTTGGTGACGTGGAGAAAGGCGACCTGGCGGTCGTCCCGCCAGAGCCCGAGCTGCGTCAGCGCGTCGAGGACGGCCTTCGCGAAGTTGTCGCAGTCCCCGGCGCCGGTGTGCCAGATCTCGCCGTCCGGGTCCTTGCGGCGCATCAGCGACTGCGGCCGCGGGAGCACGAAGCGGATCTCTACCGCGAGCGGGCCTTCGAGCGGAGCCGCCGGGAGCTGCGACTTCACCGCGAGCGCGACCGCGCCCTTCCAGCCCTCCGCCGTCCTGGCGTCGTAGACCCGGGCGATGGCCTGGCCGGTCGGTAGCTTCCGCGTCCAGGCCCGCACCCGGGGCTGCGGCTTCGGCTCGCCGGCGATCCAGACCGAGACGGCGCCGGCCACGGCTACGACTCCGCCGGCTTCTGCTTCTTGCCGTTGCCCTTCGCCGCGTCGCCCTCGAACGGCAACCCGGTCTGCGACTTGGTGAGCTTGAAGGTCAGGTCCGAGTCGGCGAAGTGGTGCGCAAGGTAGAGCATCAGCTCGTCGCTCACCAGCAGGCTCACCAGCGGCCGCGCGACGATCTCCGCGCTTCCGCCCTCCTCCGAGTCCTTGCGCGCCAGCGGCACCTCGAGCACGCGGACGTTCTTCGCCTTGAAGATGTCCGGCTTGCCCTTGCCGTTTGCGTCGCGCGAGGGGCTGGACATGACGAGCTCGAAGTCGAGCGCCCCGGTGTCGAGCACGGTACGCTTGAGCGCCCCGCTCTCGAGCGACTGGTAGATGGCGTGCCCGTTCGGCAGGCCGCCGGCGACGTCGTCCGTGATCTCGGCCTCGAGGCGGATGTCGCAGATCCGCAGCTCGCCGTCGACGCGCAACTTCTGGCCCTTCACCTTGAGCTGCAGGGGTTCACCGTTGAACATGGTCGGTCTCCTCAATAGGTGGTGCGTTGTCCTGTGCGCTCGCGCGCGACTTTTCCCATTCGGCCCCGACCTCGTAGCGCCGGAGCTGCTCGTCTCGGTCGGCGAGGTACGACTTGAGGGTTCGGATCTCGGCGCGGAGCATGTCGATCTGCTCGCACAGAGCCTCCTCGCGCGCGCGGGCAGCGCCGGGCGTGCGGCGTGGGCGGGTCATGCGTCCCCCGCGGCCCGTGCGCGCCCATCGATCGGCAGCGTTCCCTGGCGCGACCGCTGCACCTTCTTCGCGGCCGCCTCGGACACCGGAGACACGTAGTCCTCCGGCAGGTCGCGCACGGCCGGGAGGTGCGACACCCACAGCATGCGGACGGCGCGGTTGCTCTCGCCGCGCTTCACGCCGCCGATCAGGATCTCCGCGATGTTCCCGTCGGCCTTCGGGTTGTGCATGCACTCGCGGTAGATCATCAGGATGCAGTAGGCCCACTGCTCGATGGCCCCGGCGCCCTGGAGCTGGTGGATGCGCGGCCGCTTGTCCCGGCCCGTGACCAACTCGGCGCCGCGGTTGATCTGCACGACCAGGAGCCCGGCGATGTTGAGCGCCTGCAGGCAGGCGAACAGCTCGGAGAGCTCGTCCTCGATCTCCTCGTGCTCCTTGCGCTTGCCAGCGCGTCGGAGTTGCCCGAGGTAGTCGATCTTGAGCACCTCGATGCCGTGCTGCCGCTTCATCTGCCGCGCGATCCGGCACACGTCGCGCATGGTGAGGCGCCGTTCGTCGCAGACGTGCAGGGGCCGCTTCGCCCACACCCGCGCGGCGTTGTCCCAGGCTCGGTTTTCGCTCGGCGTGAAGGGTCCCCCGTGAAGCACCTTCAACGAGTCCAGCTCGGCCATGCGGCCGATCTGCGCGTCCAGGTAGTCCGGTCCCTCCTCCTCGAGCGAGACCACGCCCACCGGCACGCCGGCCGCGGTGAGGTTGTCGACGATGCCCTGCGCGAAGGTGCTCTTGCCAACCTTCGGGCGCCCGCCGACAACGAACAGCCGGCGCCGGAGCAGCCCGCCCACCTTGGCGTCGATGTCCTTGTACCCGGTCGGGATCGGCCGCTCGCGGCGGTCGGTCGAACGGAGCCGCTTCGTGCTCGCCGCGACCAGCTCGGCCGCCGACACGATGCGCGCCTTGGCCTGCTCGCGGGCCATGATGCGCTCCTGGGCCTTGTCGACCAGGTCATCCGTGTCGACGACGTCGCCGAAGGCTTCGCCTGTGATCTCCGCACACGTCGCGATGAGCCCGCGCCGCTGCGCCTTGTCGTGCACGATAGCGGCGTAGTGCCCGACGTTCGCCGCGGTCGGTACGCGCGCGGCGAGCTCAGCCAGCAGGGTCTCGGAGATCGCACCACGCCGACCAGACGGCAGCGCCTTGACCCGCTCGGCGACGGTGAGCACGTCGATGGGCTCGCGCTCGACGTGCAAGTCAATCATCGCCTCGAACACGAGCTGGTGCGCCGCGTGGTAGAAGTCGGCGATGGTGACCCCGCGGTCGCATACCTCGTCGAGCGCGTCGTTGCGCAGCAGGATGGCGCCGAGGACCGACGCCTCCGCGTCGAGGTTGCTCGGGGGCACCCGCCCGGTGATGGTCGAGTCGGTCACTCGTCGAACCGGTAGAGGTCGGAGCCGCTGTCGGCGGGATTGCCGGACGGGTCGGTGAGGTAGCCGAGGAAGCGCTCGGTGTGCTCGGCGTCGCGGAAGATGAGCCCGAGCGAGTCGTAGACCTTGCCGCGGTCGTTCTCGCCCATGTGGAAGGCCGACGCCTTGCACCCGTCGATGGCGCGCTTGCAGTCCTCGACCGAGCGCTCTTTGAGCGCGGCGCGGATCACCCGCTCGCGCTTCTTGTCCAGGAACGCACCCGGGTGTTGCATGACCTGGACCCAGTGGTCGAACACCTCACGGATCGGCTTGGGCGTAGGCGCCTCTGGCGAGAGGAGCACGGGGCGTCGGGTCTCCGGGTCGGCAGTGTCGATGCCGAACTCCTCGAGCGTGGTGTAGAAGGCAGCTCGCGTCTCCCGCGCCCAGTGCTCGGACGCCAAGATCAACGCCTTGAGGTACTCGACGAGCATGGAGCTGGTGTCGTACTGGCTCAGCTTGCGGGCCCACGAGCGGGCGATGTTGACGTTGTCTGGCGAGTTGTACTCGGCGCGGACAGCGTTCACGAGCCACACCAGGCGCTCGGCGTCGTCGATGCGCAGCATGCCGGCCGCCTCGAGCTCGGCGCGCGCCTGTTGCCACTGGTCGCGTGAGAGGTGGGGCAGGTCGTCCGCGAGGAGCACGGACTCGCTCGCACGCCAGAAGCCCGGGAGGCCATTCTGGTGCTCGCTGGTGAGCAGGCCGTCCCAGGCGTACGCCGCGTGAAGCGAGAGCGATCGGTACTTGCGATCGCTGCGGATCTTCCGGGCGACCTTCGCGTATAGGACCTGGGAGCGGGCCATCAGCGTCTCGGGAGCGGAGCCACGACAACACGGCCGCGGCGCGCGATGGCGCGGTCGTGGTAGGAGAGGGCGTCGATCGGGCAGGTGCTGAGGGTCGAGTCGCCCAGCTCGCGCCGCGCGACCTCGCCGGCCATGTGCAGGTCCGGGAAGCCGCGGGCCACGTCGACCCACTCGGGGCCGCCGGTGCGGTTCACGCCGATGGCGTACTCGCTCGGCGGGTCAGGCAGCTTGAATGCGGGCTGTGCAGCCATGGTCTTCCCCTCGCAAGGAGCTACCCCCCCACCCCCCCCACACACACACGCAGGGGGAGGAGAGGGGAGAGATCACTAGCTGTCGCCGGAGCCGGAGCCGTCGCCGGAGCCGGAGCCGTCGCCGGAGCCGTCGCCGGAGCCGTCGCCGTAGCCGTAGCCGTCGCCGGAGCCGTCGCCGGAGCCGGAGCCGTAGCCGTAGCCGTAGCCGTCGCCGGAGCCGTCGCCGGAGCCGGAGCCGGAGCCGTAGCCGTAGCCGTCGCCGGAGCCGGAGCCGGAGCCGTCGCCGTAGCCGGAGCCGGAGCCGGAGCCGTAGCCGTAGCCGTAGCCGATCATTTGCCCCACCTCGATCGGCTCAGATTCGTCTGCGCATCCGGGGC